ATTTCTGCTTTACTTAGTAATAATCGAGCATCAATTGGATCTTGACTTGTGATTCTAAACCCTTGAGGTAATATTATAGCCATATTCTATTTCCCTCCTACATTTTTTGAAAGTTAAGATTATATTTAATTCCATCTGGAATATCATAGCTCTTAGACTTTAAATAATAAATATTAAGTTCACCCTTAACATCTGAATTAAATTCAAGTGGATAATCAAATCCTGATACAGACCATCTAGTTAACTTAACTTTATCTTTATCACAAGCAATAACAGGGAATTGTCCTTTAGCTGTGGCACCTGAACCAGTACCAGCTTTAATTAATAAATTCTTAAGACCACTTGTAGTAATTTGATCTATTGATTGATTTTGTAAAACTGATAATCCTTCAATACCTGTTGGCTCACTATCTGTAGCGCCATAGTATATATCAACTGTTTGCCCAGTGGGTTGTCCATATAGAATTTCATATAGGATATCACCTACTTTATCACTAGAATCAATAATTGTGCCTGATGGCATATTACCGACATCTTTATTTGTTGTAAATGAATGACCAATTTTTCTGCTTAATGCATATGTTATGACGTCCATTTAATTTACCTCCTTAGTATATTATACACTAGGTAGGAGATTCCCCACCTAGTGCAATTTAATTATTTTGCTAATTTAGACTTATTATAATATGGTGTCTTAACCATTAATACTTCACTTCTGTAATCTCTGCAGAAGTAATCATTTTTGTTATCGTCTGTAATAACTGGAACTCTAGTCCATTCATTTGCTTTATCAATGTATTCAATAAATAGAGTTCTTACTTCTTTTCCTTCAATTGTTTGCCAGCCAGCTAGCATTCTCATCGCAGTAAAGGTGTGAGCAACTTTGTTTATATTTCTAAAGGTTGGTTCATATTCTGAACTTGAGAAGATCTCAAATAATCCAGCATTATCCCAACCTACGAAAATATTGTCACCTTCAATTTCAACTTTTTCTACACCTTGAACACCTTGGTTAGATCTAAACATTTCATAGAATACTTCTGGGTCAAGAGATTGAGTACCTCAAGAATGAGTTGATGTATCCCACATATAGAAGCCTTTTTGAACTTCACCGATAGCTTGAGTTACAAATCTAATATAAGGTTTGCCACCATCATAATCATCATATACATATAAATCAAATGCGTGGTCAACATCTTCTTTTTCAATTCTCATATTGATCAATCTACTTTGATCTGGATCTGTTCCATAGAAGATATAGTATTTATTATCACGTTGTTTTGGTAATGTTTCCCATAGGTCTTCAAACTTAGCTAAATCATAAGCAGAAGTTAATGTAACAACTTTGTTAATCTTGTTAGCATAAATAACATCACCTTTATAATTATAACCAACTACTCGGCCGATTGTACCAGATACTGGTAAGATCCAGTCAAATTCTTGTCCTGATTCATCTGAGTGTAGTAAGTACTCCATTGTATCATCTGCTTGGTCAGGGTTAACAGCACACATTGCTAAGTTAAGTTCCCATCTACCAATGTCTAGTATGTTAGGAGTTTTAATAGTAAAGGTATGTCTGAAAATTGATTCAGTATCATAAAGAGTAGAGAAGTTAATTCTAACAACATAAGTATCTCTATGTGGAACACCTTCATCGTCGTAGTTATCAGGGATTGTTAATAGAACTTGGATTCCATCAACATCTGCTGCCCATACATAATAACCATTCTTTTCAATACGAGTTTCAGATTCTTTAGTGTATGTAAAAGTATCAGAAACGTGAGCAATTGGTCTACCTAAGTATCTAATTGTATCAACATACTCTGCACCAAATTGTGAGTTAAATGAGAAGATGTTTGTAAGAGCGTTAATACCTACACCTAAACATTCTGTATCAATTTTATCCATCTTACTTGATAAACCTGCAGAAGCTATCCAAGGTTTTTGTTCGCCTTCAGCTGTTTCTTTGCTGAATTCAATACCGGTAGATAGTAATGCTGCTTTTCTTTCATTAGTCATTGCAACACCATAGAACTCTTCAGAGCCTGTTGGCTTATAAACAGCATCAAGCATCCATCTTAATGTATCAGGATCAAAGTGTACAGGGTAAACTTCACCAGCTTCAATGTTTGCCCACTTTACTTCTCCATCACTTTCATCTAAATAAGATGTTTGAGAAGATTTCATACAATAAACAAATGTTGCACAATTAGCAGTTGTATTATCTTTACCTCTGATAGAAATAGCAAATGCTTTACCTAATTCAGTAGAGTAAAGTTGTTCTCTTCTCATTTTTTCGATGTATTTTGGATCACCATAGTTATATTCCCAACCTTGTTGAGAAACATCTTGTAAATAAATAACGTTAGTAGCGTTTAAAAGATTTACACTATCTAGTATACGAGTCTTTCCAGTTTCACGTACATTTGATGAGTATAGAACAATTGTTTTATAATAGTTATAATCAAAGCCTCTTTCCTTAACAGCATTAACAACACTGTTTGCAATATAAGCAATTGAATCATTAAAGCCTACGGTATTAACATAAACTTTTCCTAATTCTTCCATGGCCCAGATTGATCTAGCATCTTCATATGCTTTTTGTTGAACATTACATACAAAGTAATCATTTTTGAATTTTGAAATTTCTTCACCAGGATCATATTCTGGATCAAGATCGCCAACAACTTCACCACCAGCAATTAGCGTATTTAAGTTAGCAGGTGTTAAAGTTAGAGCCTTCCAAACTTTACCTTCACCTGAAGCTAATTTATAATCAGTCCCATTAACTTTAATAAACTTTGCTTCATTAGTAGAAGTACTTTCTGCTGGGATGCTGACAACTGATTTCCCATCCCAACTTGTCTTTTCTGCTTGGCTAACTAATTTATTATTAATACCTTCTAATAGTAAGTCAGCAGATAGTTTAGCACTTTCAGTGATCTTTTCTTGAGCGTTGAAAATGCCATCTTCCATTTCATTGAGCTTAGCTGATGCAACAATATCACCAGCTTTCCACTCGTGTTTTACATAACCCATCTTATATTCTCCTTTATATATATTAAGATTTAATAATCATATAATCTACTGTACCTCTATCAACTACATCTGATTTATTAGCAATTTCTTTCCAATATTTAACCCAAGCACCATCTACATACTTAAGAGCTAAAATATATTCAGCTTCTGTATCTGTTGGATAAGCTGGTAATTGTTCAGCACCACTAATTATATGATTTCCTTCTGAGTCTTCAGTAATGTCGACATTTTGACCTGCTGTTAATTTATCTTGTTTATTTAATAAATCAGCTTTTGTAGCTGTAACTTGTTCATCAATACTAAATTCATTGTTTGCTAATTGTAAACCGTTTCCAGCTGTGTATGCTTGACCAGCACCACCAACTGCTTTTAATTTACCATTTTCATCATAAACAATAGTTGTATTATCTGGTTCACTAACAGTTCCTAATGTCTTAGTATATTTAATAATATATTTAGCAACTACTGCATTTGGTTGAACGGTAGTACTAGCTCCATAAATATTATTTGAATCAGCAGCACTAAACTCAACCATATTAGCATATAGAGGACCTTGTTTTCTAACATAATCAGCATCTATATCTGTAATAGCTGTAGGATCTGCTGCAATACCACCTGTGAATGCACCGGAGAAGTCATAAGCAGCTAAACCTTCCATACCTTGAGTAGATACTTGGCCATCTTTAGGTCCTTGTGAGAAAGTACCTGTAATATTTGGTAAGCCAGCATTTATTACTGTACCGACAGCTTTAGCGCTTGAAGCACCCTCAACAAATTTTTCTTGTAAGTTAGGTAAGTTGAATGTTGTAGATCCATCACCAGGACCATATGTAGTTCCAATAATATTAAATAACTCAAAATAAGTTGTTCTGCTAACAGCAGCACCATTACATTCTAAATAACCTACAGGAACTGAATTTCCACCGAATGGAACGATAACACCAACGTTATTTCCATCTAAAATAGCTGTATCTTTTTCAGTATAAAATTCCCAGCCATCTCATTTACCTTTTTTAACTTTAACATTATATGTATCTGATTCTGTAGCTGACTTATCAAATTTGCTTCCATCAATTGAAGCTGAGTATTTCCAGTCATCAATTCCAGTGCCCTCTTCCCAAGAGTCTGTGTTATAGTGCCAGTAATAAGGAGCCATATTAGAACTGAAAATTTCTACAATAGCAATGTTTCTTACGAAGTCAGTCTTATCTCTAATTGCCGTAACTTTACATTCACATTGCATCATGTTTCCTGGTAAGTCTTTGTTTTGAATACCACCAAACCAAACACAACCAGTTGCAAAGCCAGCATAATTTACAATTGACTGACCAAACTCTTTTAGAGTATATTGATAATCTTTTTTAAATTCTTCTGGGAATGGATGATAGTTTAAATTTTGGTAAACTTTATCACCAATTTTTAAACTAATTAATTCATCTTCACTTCCTGTAATAGGAACGTTACCTTCAACATCAGATCCATGAGAAATACAAGTTAACTCACCTTCTAAATTAATTGACATTGTATCATGATCTATACTTAAGAACTTATTATCAATTGGATGATATATTTCTGTTAAATCTTTAAATACAACTCTATAAGTTCCAGCTGCAACGTTGCCATCAGATTTAGCTAATGTAACTTGTTTACCAATTGCACCATCTTCAAATGATAGAGTATATCTTTCAAGTATTCCATCAAGTTCAAGGAAAAGAGTTTCTGAACTTTCTGCAACACCATATCTGCCTTCTAGAGTTCCAGCAGGACTTTCAACCGTTAAACTGATAACATCAGTACTTGATATTGCTTTTAATAATGAATTTGATAATACAAGACTAGGTAATGTACCATCACCTGTACCTTCACCTTCAAATATTAATGTGCCCTGTTCAAGTCAACCACCAACAGCTGTTTGATATTTATTTCCTTGTCCTTTAATAATTGTTTTATTATCAAAAGCTACACTTGAACCGCCACCAGTAGCACTGATTACATTATTTTCATTAATAGTGATATTTTCACCAGCAGTTAATTTGTCTTGTTTACATGCCATGTCATTTACCGTAGCAATATCACTTACATTAATTGTTTTATTTGTAACACCATCACTTAATTTAGTAGCAGTAATCTTACCTTCACCACCACCTACTGTTGTAGCATTAAATTCTGATGTTGTTAATTTACCAAGTTCACTATCCCATACAACTGGAATTTCTTTAATTAAACCTGTATTATCTTGAAAAGCCATTAATCTATTTGGAGTTGTTTCAGCTTTCCTCTCCATGAATTTATTTGGAGTTACTTTAATTATATCTCCATCAATAGTAATACCATCACCTGCAGCATAAGATCCAGATTCAATCATTCTGAATTTACCTGTTTCAGGATCTATAGGATTACTTTTATCATAGATATAAAATTTCTTATTATCTTTACAAAGAGCGAAATATTTGTCAGGCATTCTAACACCGACACTCATTATTTCACTTCGCATTTCCTCTTTTGTTAATGTTATTCTACTATCAATTGGTTCAGTAGATGCAACAACAAGCCCAGCAGGAACTAAAATACCCATATACTTCTTCCTCCTATATCTTTATTCAAACTTTATTGGCTATATCAAATATGTATACTTCACCAGTATCACATTCAAAGAAAGTTGATCCACCACCAACTTTTTCAGTAGGTTTGGCATCAGTACTTAAACCTCTTAAGTCGTATATATTAGCTTCATTAGCAACAGTAATAGCCATAATATCTATCCTCCTGTAATATTTCCATATAATAATTTTAGCAATGAAATGTATTAAAATACATCAAAAAAGGGAAATGTTTAATTTCCCTTTATTATCTATTAATAACCAATTACTTGAATATTAATATCAATTGTTGGAGATTCTGTAGCATATAGAATTATATATCCACCTGTAGCTTCCTGACCAAATGTTTGAGCACAGTAAACTTTTGACCATGCTTCATTTATTTGATCAATTGCAGAATAACTTTCAGGTCCTATTACTACATCAAGTACTGGAGTACTAAATCCAGTTACACCGTCAATATTTACTTGGTATTTATAATAATTACCTTCACTATCTGCTGGTTCTCATGATGCAGCTGATAGAGTTACATCAGATTTTTTAGTGATTCCAAATGTGTAATCTTTAGAAGTACCGTTCTTTACTAAGCCACCACCAAGAGCAGCATTATAATCAACCTTAGAAGTAATATTAGCTTTTGTAATTTCACTTCTAATTGTTTCTGATGATTTATTTTCTACATTAGCTAAACCAACATCTGATTTATTTAATTCTAAATTAATAGTTGTAGCAGCTGAAGCATTAGCAGAGAATGTTCCAACATTAGCGCCATTCTTTTGAACTGTTAATACACCGTCATTAACAACTGGTATAGTTGGGAAATCAGTAATTTGAGATTTAGTATGAGTATGAACTAAATTAGCTTTTTCATCAATAGCATTCTTAACTAATTTTTCTGATGGATATTTAACATCACTTAATACTTCATCCCAAGCAACAACTTTATTTGACTTATCTTCTTTTCCACTAATATCTGTAATAATCTCTTCTTTATTAGCATCTATAATGTAAGCAGAAATTAATGTAGCATCAGTATATCCAAGTTTATTGAAATAATATCTTCTATTTAGCATATCGAAGATATCACAATAATTAGTTCCACCATTAGAATACATGTGGATTAAACATACATAAGCTTCATTAGTATATCCGTGTAAATCAAATAAGCAATGTAATCCAGCTAGATTAACTGAATTAATATACTCTCTTAATTCACCCATTGTATTAACATTAGGGCTAACTGAATAATAAGTATTTGAATTATCTATTTCTACATATCTTCCAGTTTCTAAACTACCTAACCATTTATAAGATTTACTAGTTGGTTTATCAACATAAATCTTACTAGTTTCTGGAGTAATCTTTATAGTCTTAGCTTCATCTTCATAGAAAGCATTTCCAGCTTCATCATAATAACCTTCAACTACTGAAGCAATAATAAATGATGGTAATTCTTCTAGAGGAACTTTACCGTTAACTAGATTAGCTTTAGCAGCTAAGCTAATATTAACTTTCTTATCTTCAATAGCAAGTTCAACATTATCAACCTTAACACCTTCTAGAACATTTACTTGAGCACCTTCAGCAATTCCAGCTAATTTATTCTTTCTTTCATCACTGAAATCATTCTTTGATAAACCGTATCCTTCAACTTTATCAACCTTAGTAGCATCAATAATATCTTGATTAGCAGCTGTTCTATAATCTGTCATACTTTGAATAGCTGTATCAGCTTTATCTAATGAAGCCTTAACAGAATCTGCTAAATCAACTTTTGGAATACCATTAGTAGGCTTATCATATTTTGCATTTCATGCTGCTTTTTCTGTTGCATTAGTATGGACTACTGTATCACCTTTATGTTCATCTAATGATTCTTCTACAGGATTAACAGCTAATCCCACAATATCATTAACTTGTGCCACTGTTGTTCTAGTACCTATTCCTACATTTACTTTATTATCAACATATTGTTGAGTAGCAATATTATCAGGAATATTTACATTTAATAATTTATTCCCTTCAGAGTCTACAGTTGTGTATAAATGAGCACCTAATAAATCAAATGGTTTATCACTAATTTTACCCCATGTAGGAGCAACTGCATCAGCATTTAATTGATAAGTTTTATATTTAGCACCAGGCTTAGTTACATCAGTTACATTAATACCGACACCTGTTATATAGTTATCAGCATCTAATGATAAACCTTCTGAAGTTAGTTGGTTCCATGTTAATCCATTACCTGCATCAAATTTATTTTGTTTAGCAAGTAACATATTAATAACATCTGCTTCAGTAGGTCTCACTGAAATTTGATTTTGTAAATATTCATCAGCATTGTTTCTAACTACTGCCTCAGCTGCAACAGCATTAGTAATATTCAAATCTGTTTCACTTCTATTATATGATTCAGCCTTTGAATATACTTCTTCTTTTGAATAGAATTTGCCATCAGCCCAAGCTTTTACAGCTACATCTTCATCAGCAATCTTTTGTTGAACATATGCCTCAGTAGCTAAACCTTGGATGATTCCACTTACTGGAATTCTAACTGTTTGTCCTGTAGTAAATATAATTACTAATTCTTTAGCTGCAGAATCATAATATGCATTTTCAATTAATCTTTCAATAGGTAAATCAATTACATTTGATTCACTTAATTTAACACCATTCTTGTCATATAGAATAGCTTTTAATTTATAATCTTCTGATGTACATTCAAGTTTTATATCTAAAGCAGCTTCATCTATTAAAGCAAACTTATCATCTGCCCAATTTTTAACTGCCAAGTCTTTTTCATCTACTAAACCTTCTGATGTGTAATTAGCATCATTAACTAATTCTGATACATCAATAGGAATGTGAATATCAGCTACTCTTTTGTGTAAATAATCTAGGCCACCAGCTGGGTCTTCAACAATTGATTCACCGTCAATTCTAATATCAAGTATATCATTTGCTAAAACAAATCTTCCTCTTGGAAGAACTTTTTCATGTGCCTTTACATATACATATAATAGGTTATCTTCTTTGCCAATTGCAAAATAATGATCAGGCATTTGAAGGTCATCAGCTTGATACATTTCATTTTGAGATAGAACAAATCTACTATCAACAGCTTCTGTAGATCCTATCTTTAATCCTTGTGGTAATTGAATCATTAGTCTTCATCTCCTTCTTCAAATTTATAAATTAAATTATATGTTCCTGTAGCAGGTAAATCAAAATAATACATGTTACAAGTATTACCATTAAATGTTTTGTCAACTTTAAAATCTAATTGGAACATTTCTGTATTACATGCTAGAGACTTTAATTTTAAGTGCATTGTCTTTGGCATAGCTAAAATATAGAATTGATTTTCTAAATCAACATTCCAAGTAAATCCATTCTGTAATAGAGTTTGTCTTGAAATATTTAGTTTAGTTAAACCGTTAACTGTAGTTGGAATAGCTAATGTCTTTCCATAGAACATATATTCACCAGATTCTAATGATAACATCTTCATAATAATATCTACAACTGAAGTACCTTTAGCAAAAGTATCTCCAGCTTTAACTCCTCCGACTGTATAATAAGCAGTCATATCATCTTTTAACAAAGTAGAACTAATATCAGGTTTATTTTGAATATAAGCAGGACTTCCAGGATCTTGTTCATCCCAGTTAGCATTAACATGGTCTGCATGTAAGATATCTAAAAGATCTACTCTTTCATCTTTTCCTACTCCACCATCTACATATACAAATGCTTCACCAGACTTTAAACTTGGAAATTTCTCTGATAATAATTGCTGAAATTTATCTAATCTTCTTTGTACAACACTGTTTTTTAGAATTGCCATTCTATCATCACAATTGTTGTAGCCTCCACTAAATTTTATGTCTGACATTTAAATCCTCCTTTAAAAATCAACATTTAATAACATACATTCTTTATCTTCTTCCATTACTTCAAATTTAATACTTCTAAATCCTTCCGTAACTTTTTGTTGTGATACGGATCCATCTGAATTATTACCAGAATCTTTATACAACTTCATGATTCCTGGTGTATTCTCATCTGCATAAGGAACATTTGTTGAGCCACCTCCAGATGAAGATGAACTTATATCTTCATTACATCCTTTATTAACTCTAACACTTGGTGACCATTCAGTAATTTTAAGTATACTATCTGGACCATAACCCATAACACCAACATATAATTTACAAGGATGAGTTATAGCGTCTTTAGGAATAACGCAAAAATCATCAATATTTCCATTATATGGCACAGATTTATATCCTCAGTCATTCTTAAAATAAACTGATTTAGAGAAATTATCTCAAGATGAATCATAATTAAATTTACATAAGTAACTTAATTCGCTTCCTGATGTTATATCACAATTTTTTATAATTTCTATATTTGGGCCATTTACATTTACATCTAAAGCAACATATTGTAGAACACCATCACTAAATAGTGTATTATCAATAGTATCTTTTACCTTTACTTTAAATGGCTCTGAAATTAAGATACTTCCATCTTCTAATAATACCTTCATTTGAACTTCTAATAAGAATTTAGACTTAAGTCTATATGTCTCATATTCTGATAGTTTAAAATATATTAATGAAGAATCAAAATCAGAAACTGTAATATCTCCTAATGTTTTCTTCAAAGCTATCTTACCATCTTGACAATAATATATAGATAACTTTTTTATTATAGCAGAATCCATCGGTAATTTGAATGTTTGTTGTTTAACTGATCCTCTTAAAACTACATCTTCTTCATTGCAGAATAAGCATTCATCTTGAGTAGCACCACAAGAAAGTATATTTTTAAGATCATCAAAACTTAACTTTGACATAATTACCTCCTAGTATTTCTATTCTTTATTTTCAAATGGAAGATCATTAACTATATCTCCACTAATTCATTCTGATTTTAGTTTTCTAGTTTTTCCATAATACTTAAAATCTAAACCAGATTTTAATTTTCTTTTACCAGCACAAACATTTGAAATAAATGAACCACAGCACCCTACATATTTTGCTGCATCCCCAACGCTATTAAATATTTCACCTGTAGTAACACAAATTACCTTTTGTCTATTTACTCCAATTTTTTTTAACCCACTTGATATATTTGATTTCTTTTTTAATGATAATGGTAGCCTACCTTTAGTAAATCCTTCACCAGGTGAAAATTGGCGGAACACTTCAATCTCACCATTATTATATCAGTATCTAACCCCATTTTTCTTTGACATGGGGTTAAGATCACCTCTTTGCCCTTCACTAAACATCACCCGGGCTTCCTCATATTCATCGGGAGTCAATTCATATCTGTTTTGGGTATTTGATTGTGGGAAGGCCATCATTGAATAGGCTAATAATAATTTTTTATTATTTGGGTTCTCAATAGCCAGTAACTTATGGATTATAAAATGTTCTTTAGCATATAATCTTATTGTGTTGGGATGTTTATCTCTGGGGTTTCCTTCACCTCCCATACATTCGGGTATTATATGATGTCCCTCTCAATATTCTCCACTAGGTATATTCCACTGTCCTCTGGTATCAATAATATTTTTAATAAATTCTCCTGATGTCATATTAATCTTTTCTAATAGGAAGTGATTCTACTCTTTTTACTAAATCTGTTACCCATGAATTACCGCCCATATGATGATAGGATTCATACATTTCAGAAAGTACCTTTTGTTGCTCTAGTGAAGAATAGCCGTTTCTAAGACATTCCTCACATAAATCTAGCATTATTTTTCTCTGTAAAGTTAATAATGCATTAGTCTTTAAAGAATCACTTTCTTCTATAAGTTTTAATCTATCATTAATTTCTATAATAGGCTTCTTAATCTCATCATTCATTTCTTTTAAGATGCCTTTAAACTTTCAAATAGCAGTTACTCCACTAACTACTGCTAACACAATTATTCATGTTTGATTAAGCCATTGCGCCATATACTCGCTCATTATTTAATCTCTGCCTCCATAGAACCAAGACCTTGTTCTTCAGCTGCCTCTTCTTTTCCTGTTTCAATTTCATCGGCAGAAACATTTCTATCTTGTAATAACTTTTCTAATTGACCTACATGTACATATTCTTCTTTTGTAATGTCTTTAATTACTTCAACAGCCTCTGGCCAGTCTTGTAGAGTTAATAACATACTATTATATAAATCAATAGCATCTCACTCACCCTTTATCATAGCATTAATCATAGTTGATGCTGGTAATACTTGTTCAGCATCATTTATTTCATTATCTGCAGGCTCTTCAATAATTTCATCACCTTCAAATACATCTTCATTTAAATGTAATTTATTCATTGATTATCTCCTTAATAATTTATTTAATTCTGCTTGTAATTCATTATTTTTATTAATAACTTTTTCATAGTTTTTTTCTACTCTAGCTAGTTCTTCAGCGTCATCTTCATCTGCATTTTCTAAAGCTATTTCGCATAGAGCTATATCTCTTTTAATTATTTCAAGTTTTTTAATAGAGTCTTCAAGTTTTTTTCTATATTCTCTTGTTTTTTGAGATCCACCAGACTTAATTGACTCAACAGAATCTTTTGCATACTCTACTTCACTTGAAATATCATTAAGACCATTTTTTATTTCTTTATATTTATTAAACGGTTCTCTCATCTTCTTTTCACTGTCATAATATCTTCTTCTGGCAGCTATATCATTTTTATTTCCTAAGCTAGATTGATATTTATTTTCATAATATTTTATTTGATCTAAAATATTTTCTTTTTCGCGATTGTAAGCCTGTTCAGGACCATTATATAATCCATCAGCCGCATCTTTTTCTAGCTTAATTAATTTTTCTTTCCATCTTTTTAGATTGTCTTTATTACTATTAAAAGAGTAGCTTCCATCACCAGGACTTCCACCACCTCTTAGAGTATACAATCCTGAAATGCTATCTGAGGTAATATGTTTATTATTATTATACTTAGATTCAATATTATCTCTTCTCTTGTTTATTAAATCTTGATTTTTTTCTACTTCCTTTACTAGATAAATCTTATCCGCTTTAGCTAAAAGATGACTAATAGGCATTCTTCTAGTATCTCTGATTACTTTACCAGAACTTCTAGTATATACCTTATCAGGATCATATACATGATCATCTCTATGTTTTAATGAAGGTTTACCATTAGACATAAAGTCAATCATTTTGGGCCTTCCTTTTCAGTCTTTTCCAAATAATAATTTTATTGATGTAGGATCTTCTTTATAAGCTTTCTTAGCTTCTTCAGGAGTTAACTCAATGTATTCTGAATTATATAAGTCTGTATCAGCGTTATTTCCCTTATAATCAAACCTTTTATAAGCTCTAGCTAAATCATTTGGGATATCTTCATCTATTTCTTGTCCTAGAAACCCGGCATCCTCTGGTGACTCAGAAATGAAATCCATTTCGTCTCCAAGATCATTTTCTTCTATAAAGTCATTTACTAAATCATTTAATTCATCATAAGGTAATAGATTAACAATATGAAGTAATAAATCTCTAGGATCAACACCAAAATCATCTAATAAAATATCTACTTTATCATGACCGCCTTCTTCTTCAAGTCCCTCATTGATTAATCCTGACGGTTCTTTTAAAGAAATTTTTTCTGTAAGGCCCTTAATTTTAGTATTCTTTCCTGAACCATTATTTGCTAAAGGTTTTGGAGTATCAGCGTCATTGATATCATTTACTAAATTCTCTTTATTATTTAGCTCTTTTTTAGCAGCATCTTCTGTTTCTTTCTTTACTTTTTCAGCTGCAGGTTTTGATTGTTCACCATCATCACCGTGAATATCTCTTTCTTCCTCTACTTCTTTTGGAAGCTCAGCATCCTTAATTTCTGGAACATCCATCTTTTCTGAAATTCTAATCATAGTATCCTCCTAAAATATAATCTATTAGATATTTAGTTATTATCTTTGTAGTATAATAATTTTAGCATAAACATATCTAATAAAAAGACTTTTTCTCAAAATAATATACACATAAAATAAAGGCGGCCGGTGTGCCGCCTTTTATAGGCTTTGATAGAAAAGAAAGGATATTAGGTAAATTAAGGTTAAGGTCATTTATCTACCAAAGCTTTAACAACTGAACTATGTTTATCCACATTATTATAATATCACTTTTATATATAAAAGTAAACTAATAAAAAGACTACCTAAGTAGTCTATTTATAAGGGTTACCTCAAGGATAATCTTCAGGGTTATTTGGGTCTAGAGCTTCTTCATTTAGTGATTCATCATCTAGTTCTAATAGGTCATCTTCTGGTTCACCTGGATCTTCCATATCTAATTCTAATGGATCTTCTCCAAATTCATGAATACCTGCGTTTTTGTTATGATCTTCACCCAAGAAGCCATCATCTTCGTAATCGTATACTTCAATTCTTTTTTCTATTGTAACTGGAAGATCTAATCATGTATATGGATCAACCTTAATTTTATCAGCATCACCTTTAATACAAATCTTTTCATCATCTCAGACTACAAATTCCTGGTTATCTTTAATTACATTAAGAGATTCATCTAATGATTCATCATCACTTAATGAATCAATAAATTCTTTTGCTTCATCTTCAGAACTAAAGAATATATCATCACCGTTTACTTGAACAGAATATTCACCTCTACCGTAAACATCGTAATCAATGCCATAACCTTTATAATAATTTTCTTTTAATCCGTGTTTTTTAGCAATACTATCTATCTTATCTTGAGAAATAGATCTTTTACCCCTAAGAGTATCGTCATTTTCATAAGAATCTTCCATTTCCTCAGCTGCTGACTTTATTTGTTCAGGAGTCCCTTTATATAAATGGCCTAATAATTTTTCATCATCTAATGACTCATCTCAGCCTGTTTCTTCAACTTCATCCCACCAATAATCACGTTCGCCAAGTTCTGATACTCTTTGAATAGCTCTTTCTTTTGTATCTACTCTGTCAACTTCTCTTCTGCCATCACCATCTCTAGTATAAATTCCATATACTAGTCTTTCAAGTAATGAATTACGATTAGAATATACATCACTCCAATATCCATCCTTCCATTCATATACAGAAGCCTCGCCTGTCTTTTTATTATCTGCGTATTCTTTAGCTTCTTCGAATGTATCAAATGAATCATAATCAACATCTGCTGAATATCCAATATTATCATGTACTACTAATACTCTAAAAAGTTTACCATCAGTTGGCGGGTAAAGACAAGCATCAAAATTATCTTGGAATTCTTTATCAAAATTCTCATTTGCATCTTCCTCAGATAATCTACCTAATCTTCTTCTAGGTAATTTAGTAATAGTATCTTCATTAAGATCATCACCATACTCAGCTGCTAATTCATCTTCTCTTTCTCTGTTAGCTAAGATTTCATCATCATCCATAGCTGGTTTAAGTCCGTTGTGATATACTTTTTGAAATTGTTTATTTTTTCCTGGTTTATTTGAAATGATTTCGGCTACTTTTAATACTGTATCAAAGTCATGTTTATCAAAATCATTTTCCCACTTATCCTCTAATAAATCTTCATTTTCAAGATCTGCTCTATCAAGATCTTCCATTTCTCTTCAGAATTCTTTAATAATTCTAGTTGTTTGTGGGTAATTATATTCAAATGAAATTGGGTCATCTTCAAAATTACAGAATGGCATACCAGGGTCACCAGGTCTACCTACAAAATATCCAATTCCATAATCATCTAATAATCCTCTAAGTTCCTTAATTTCTTTTTTTAATTTTTTAGCTTGATCTGGGTTAGCCTTTACTTCATTTAATTCTAACTCTTCATTTAAAGATAATCTACTATTTTTAATATTATTACATATCACAGGCATAGCTAATGCACTACTATCAAAATCATACATAATTTAATTTCTCCTTTATATAATATACATTAATCGGTTAATACTTCTGCCGTATCTACATCAACCACGGTAATGTTATTTCTATTACCATAATCAATTAATAATTTATTATCAGGCCTACATCAAAATCGTAAGTCTTTGTGACCTTCAAAAGAATTATCTTCTATAGAGTTAATAGTACCTCTAAATTCAACCTCTTTTAAATTTGGACAATACGCAAAGCAATACTTAGGTATTGAAGTAATTCCCTTCCCTACTACAGCGCTTCTTAATTGTGAGCAATCCATAAACGAACCAGAACCTATTTTTTCTATAGTATCATTTAATTTAAGTTCTCTTATATCTATAGTAGCAAAGGCTCCAGATTCAATTATTTTTAATGAATCAGGGAATTTTACTGAATAAAAAACCCTCTTATAATTATCCTCAATATCCATAAATAAATTATGTTTTATAGATACTACACCATCAGGTATTTCAATATCATTAGCCCCAGATGAAAGCTTAAATTCTGTAAGTTTCCCGTCTTTAATTATAGCTTGTCCTACATCAGGAAGACCATCTACATGTACATAACAATTAGGAATAAATGGTATTGTGCTTGGGTTATGTTCTTGGTCATAAATATCACAATATTTATCTGGGTTACTTTGTTTAGGGCAAACCATATATTTAGCATCTTTTCTTGGATCTGTAAAATGTTTATTTACATATAAGTAATAACCAGTGTAATTACTTTTTAGGTAATCATTAAAATATTTCTGTCCTTGAGCTTCGTGATTAGGCCACTTACCAGTTATACACCAAGTTGAGTCACCACCATAATGCCTAGCAGCTTCATAAGTTTTTAAATGAATAACTCTTCAGTTATCATCATTATAAACAACTTCTGTTCCAGCAACTTTTTCTTCTTTTTCCTTAGCTGTTTTAGATTTAAAATTATCAATGAAATCTTTTAACTCTTGTGGTGTTTTATTCTTTATTCACCACTCCATATCTGCTTCTGGCATTGGTGTTCTTTTAACATTACCTTTAGCATCTCTTACAGGTTCTCCATTTTCATCTCTAACTGTTTCATAATACTTAGTTCTATTAGCTAAAAATCTATCTACTAGTTCTTTATCACCGCCAGCCCATGCTAGGAATTCTTTTCTACCTTCTTGTAATATTCTCATAAAAACCTCCTTAATTTAATCTATAGGCATATAGACCATTACCAAGGTCTATTTCTTGTCCATCGTATGAAGAAATAAAATGAGCAGGTCCATCTATAGAAATTGCTTCCTCAGCAACCTTATCTAAGTCAACTAAATCTTTATCTGATATAACCTTTGAAAATTCTTCATCACCGAATATATCTCTAAAAGTTTGAACTGAATCTTCTGTTGATAAAATATCTTCAGGCTCATCATCTTCTTCAGCTTCTTTATTATTTTTCTCTATTCATTGATCAAACCATTCTTTATTAACTGCATTATCTAAAATCCACTTTTGGAAGTTAAGAGTAAATGAATCAATTCCTAAATCATCCCAGACCATTTTAATTTCATCAACTGCTCTATTATAAGCCTCATCACCTGTAAGAACTATATAATCTGAATCATCATAAGTAGTAAATATTTCATTGTCACCAGAATCTACCATTGAATCGTTATCATATCCTAAATAGTTTGCTAAAGCATGGGCCTTATCATTAACTTCTTCAGTTATTGTTTCTGTTAATTTCTCATCAACTTTTCCGTCTCCATAGTAATGTACAACATAATAACTTACTGTATTTCCACTATCATCTAAAGTATCATGATAATCTAATCTACCGTCAGCCCTGTCGCTTAATCCTAGTAAAAATTTCTTTGCTTCACCATAATCATCAAATCTTTTAGACATCCTGCTCATCATTTCATTTATATTATCTGAATATTCTTTGCAAGCTTCTTTTACATTATATTCTATAGATTCATCAGATAACCATGTTTGTAAGTCATCTAGAAGAATATCTTTTTCTCTTTCAATAGTATTTTCAGGATCATTAAAATAATCAGTAAATCCATCAAAATCAGATTCCAAGAAGCTATCAAGTGATACTTCAACTAGTCCATCACCGCCATCTTCTATAGTTAATTGTAATGGTGAGCTAAACATATCTTTTACATCTTCATTGTCACATGATTCATATACTTCTGGTTTACATACTATAGAATAACCATCTTCTATTTTTTCAATATCTATCAAATTACATCCATTTAAAAAATCTTCAATAATTGAATGTACATCTTGAATTGTCGTTGAATTACCTTCAACATCAGCTTCAGTTAATTCTTCTTTCATATCATCATAATATTTATTATGCCATTCATCATATAAATTGTCTATTACCTTAACAATATGTTTACCAATACCATTCTCATCTTGAGACCACATATTTAATTCACCGTTGTTACTAGAATCAATAAAGTAATTATGTTCTTTAGCATATTTTTCAGCGTCAGCTAATGACTTAAATTTTTCATCTAACTTTTGAACTTCATAATTTAATCTTGATAATTCAGAGTCAGCATCATAAGCTCTATTCATTGAATCAATTCATTCTTGAGCTTCTTCTTTTGATGCAAATTTAATAGCATCTACTATTCCTTCACCTATTAGTGATTCATCAATCAACTCAAAATCTTCAGCATGTCAACCTTTTGCTCTTAATCTACCATCAATATATTTATCCAAGATAGATACATCAAAATCAGGGTCTTCAATGTCACCATCAATTACATTATAATCAATAATAGTTGATTTAGGCATTCCTGTGTTTATATCCTTAGTTAAATATACAAACACTTTTTTAGTTTTTGCTAATGGTGTATTATTAACATTTTCTTCTTCATCTAATTTCTTAGAATCATCTGAAGCTAGTTTAGAGCTCTTTAATGATTCATCTTTATATGAGCCATGGTCATCTTTGGCATTAAACATCCCTCTCATTTTATCTAGGGTATCATATTTATCTTTATCTACTAAATAAACCGTATGTCTTGCTTCGTATGAATCATCTCCACTATCACCGATTTCTTCTTCATCTATCTTCCATACTTTTAAATTATTTTCTTTTGCAAAATCATCAACTAAATTATTAAATCTAATGTGGTCATGTTTCCAGTCGCCCTTTACAATTACTTCAATTATAGCAGAGTCCATTGGGCCATTAAAGTAGTCTTGGATATCAACATACATCTCATTATTAAACATAAAATCATATAAGTTATCGGCCAAGCTTCTTACATCAATTCCTCCATTTAAGTATGCTTCTTGTAAACTTTCTAAACTCATATCTTTATTCTCCAATTCTACTTTCTTATCTTTAAGTTTTTGTAAATAACCTTTATTTCTAAATTCTTTGAATACTAAATTATCAATTGAGTATTCACCATCTTTTAATATTCCCCTCTGTCTTTGAAGATAAATATCATCAATAAGATTTTCAATATCTTCAATTGTATCAGCTTTATTAAATCTATCAATAAATGGTTTTAATTTATTATTTAATAACTCTTTATCTACTTCAGGTATTTCTGTTTTTACTGGCTCTTTAATCCAACCAGTATTTAATGAATACATTCCATTTGAATTAGCCTTAATAGAATCAGGCTCAACATAAATTTCAACTGGACATCCATATATAACTGGATCAAATTTATTATTGAATAATGTTTTATATGCCTGATATAATTTCATTGCTAAATCTTCTTGGTTTTCGTACACTGAGGTATCAGCTACTATATGAAGATCAATATCTGACCCGTTATTATAATTATAATTGGCGTTTGAACCGATAACAACTATATCTTTTACATCTAATTCAATACCATCTTCTTTTAGATTGTCATCAAATACTTTAACAATATTTTCTAACTTTTCTTTTACCTGTGGTTTTAATTCACCATCTGACCAAAGTTTAGGATTAAGTTCAGAGTGAACTTCCTCAGTTATTTTTATGTTATCCTCTCCATTGTTACTAATAGGTTCTCTAAGTAACTCATCAGACGATGAATAACATTTTTTACAAATATATTGTGGCCTTGTTAAATCATGATCATTTATAACATAAGCATCTCTATAATTTATAATAGTTCCACATCTATCACATTTACCAGATCCCTTATATAAATAGTCTTCATTGAGAGTATATAATTCTTGTAAAGCTTCAAATAGATTATACTCTTTCTTAATCTTGTCTTTATCATAAGGTTCAACACCACATACATCTTGATATAAATTAAGAATCTCTTCTTCTACTAGTCCATCTACTTTAAATCCGGTATTGGCCAATGCTTTTCTTTTCTTATCTAAATAAAGTCTCTCGTCTAATTCTAGATTTTCATCTACAGACTCGGCCATTCCACCAACAATACCACCAGCTAAAGGACCAGCTGTCGGTGCTTTATTTGGCATATATTTTAATTCATCTCCATGAGCAAAATCTTCTTCTACTTCATCATTATTAATTGGTTCTTTAAATTCTATCACGTAATCAACACCATCTAGATTAATTCTGTTATAATCCAGTCCTTTTTTATTTACTTTATTATAATGATCCTTTAAGATACTTTCAGCACTTTCTAATTCTGATTTAGTATTAAAAGGAAATTTACCGTATTCAATACTGAATCCATTAGTATAACTATTTAATCTACGGTATATATCTCTATAGGTCTGAGATCTATTATCTATGTCTTCTTCAATAAGCAAATCTTCTGTTTCTAACATAAAAGTTCCTCCTATATAATATATAATAATTTTAGCAATAATGTTAAATAAATAAAATAAAAAAGAGGAAACATCGTTAGCTAACGCACGTATTCCTCAAAAAGTTTAGCATGCGGCAGGCTAATAATTTTACTATTTATAATAAATATATTTCTAAAGAGACCATAGATATTTATATATAACTTAATTATACTATATTATAGTATGAAGTTACTTCATGTTGAACCTGAAGTTTCATCATAGTAACCTGAAGTATCTTCATGTTAAAATGAGCCTGAAGTAACTTCAGGCTCATTATTTTATTCTAAAATTTCACCAGTTTCTGGGTCTACTTCATAAGTAGGCTCAATTTCAATTCCAGCTAATTTTTGTTTTACCTTTTCCCTTAAATCATTAAACAGATCGTTATGTTCTTTATAGTATTCAGTAACCTTAGTACTTCCTTGCATCCTTTCACCATCATGAGTTGTATACCATCCACCTTGTTTATCAATTAGTCCATATTCAATACCTAAATTGATGGCTTCATCTTCAGCTCTAAATCCCTCCCCAAAAATCAAAGGAATTACACAAGATTTCATAGGTGGTGCAATCTTATTCTTAACAATTTTAATTTTAGTATTAGCCCCAACTACTTCATCACCTGATTTAATTGCAGTTGTTTTTCTAACATCAATTCTTTGTGAGGCAGCATATTTTAGAGCTCTACCACCTGAGGTAGTTTCACTAGGACCCATTGAAAATCCTGTGGATACTTTATCTCTTAATTGGTTAATAAATACTACGGCACAATTTGTTTCATTTAGTGTAGCAGCAATCTTTCTCATTGCTTTGCTCATTAATCTAGCAACTAAACCAATTGTAACATCACCCATTTCACCATCTAATTCAGCTTGTGGTGCTAATGCTGCAACTGAGTCTAAAATAATTAAATTAACTTCTCCTGTACTTGCTAGTGAATCAACAATCTCTAATGCTTGTTCAGCAGAAGATGGTTGTGAGAAAATTAATTCTTTTGAATTAACTCCTAAATGTTCTGCATACTTAATATCATAAGCTTGTTCAACATCAACATAGGCAACCTTACCACCATTCTTTTGGCACTCAGCTACTAAGTGAGTACACAGAGTAGTTTTACCAGAACCTTCTGGCCCGAATATTTCTGTTATTCTGCCAAAGGCAACGCCGCCACCTAAAATCTTGTCAATCATTAAACTTCCAGTTGACAGTAGATTTGTAGTGATAGGCTCAGTGTCTCCTAGTGTCATTACTGTTCCGTTTCCAAATTCTTTGTTTAATTTTTTTAATGTCTCTTCTAGTCTACTCATTTATTTATCCTTCTTTCATTATATTATACATCTTCTCTGATACGAATCAGCACTGGATGTCTGATTGATCCTGTGTCTTCTTCTATTAACATACCAGCTACAACAGCATATAATTGTTTATTCTTAATTAACTCTTTAGCTTTCTTTGTAGCTAACCATTTAGCATCATCATCAGTAACTCCACTGGATACTCTACATAAAGTTCCATTGAAATCAACAACTACACCAGCTTTCCATCCATAAAAATAATACTTAGTTACTGGCTCATTGTTTTCAAAGAATACCCAATTGTTTAATTCTTTACCTGTATATTCTCTTTCAGGCTCAATAATATCTACTACTGGCAATTCAATTTCTTCCATACATTTCTTAAGCTTAATTGACTCCCAAGCAGTTCTTTTTCCAGGTTTATATGTAGCTGTTTTCTTTTGTAATACAAATCCTTCACCACCTTTATTTAGATAGTCTTCATATTCATTAACTATTTCATCAACTGATTTAATTTCTGCAAACTTGATGTATTTGCTTTTACCCAAAACTTTTTTAACTTTCTTTAGGTATGAGATTCTTTCTTCAAATCCTTTTTCCATTAAATCAACATCTTCCCAACATAATACATCAAAACAATAGAAGTGAAGTTTATCTTTTTCTTCTCTTTGTTTTTCTAATGCCAGAGGTGTTAGACTTCTTAAAATTGAGCCTACGTCTTTAGAACGCTTAAATAATTCATCATAACATACTTCACCTAAAATTACAGTATTCTTCGGCAGCTTTTTAAACTCTTCTACTAAATGTGGTAATGAGTCTTGTTTTTCAGTATATTTACCTGTCTTCTTTGAAATTGATCTCGATTGCAATAATACTTTCTTACCGTCCCAAATCATCCTACACCACTCACCATCAAGTTTGAATGATCCGATATATTCATCATATTTTGATGGGTTTGTTAAAATGTCTTTTTGAATACCTAATTCTCTTTTAGGGTCCCAATATCTTTGGCACTCATCATTTGAATAATCTCTCATAATTTTCCTCCTTAATCACAATAATCTTCTTTATCTAAACTTTCAGGTGTATTAGTCCAAATTCCAAATGAATTTTTTCTCCAACCTGGATTATTATCTAACCACTCTTTATACACTTTATCCTCAGATCCTGGATAAACTATTTCAATATGTTCATCAGGTAAGATAACTTCTGTCATAACTTTTTGATTATCAGCTACATATTCAAACCTACCACAATCATAATCAAAATCATAGCTTCTATCTATAAATTCAACTACTGTACTGTATCCATCATTCCAGATATGTGTATCAAAATATCTATCTTTATTATTAGTATTATAAGTAACAATATAATCTAATAGTCCTTTTAATAAACCTCTTTCTACTTCATCTGGTGTAAAAGCAATACTGTTATAATCTGTCTTCATTATTTATTTCTCCTTTTATTATGTGGCTCTGTCATATATTTATATGCTTCAAATAAATCTTTTGAATCTTTAATAATAGAATCACCATACGTGGATACGAAATCACAAACTACTTCTTCATCAAATTTTATTTGTCCCATACCGTAACTAAATAGATAGGCATGTACTAATTCATGTTTAATAGTTTCATAAACTAAATCATCTTCCATAGTAGAATTTATATAGATTTTCTTTTTTATAAAAAGAGTATCTCCACAATCACCTACTTCAAAATCTTTTTCTCTACTAGTTTTTGGGTCTTCTGCGTGTACTTCCCAATTTAATCTTTTAATTTTAACATCAGCTATTTTCATAATTTACCTCCTTCTTTTTATGTTTTGATTTTCTTGGTAATTCATTCCTTCTAGTTTTATGTAAACCAGCACCTGAATACCTTCAAGATATAGGTATCCAAGTATCTCTTACACTACTCTTCTTTTTCTTACCCATATCATACCTCCACATTATTATAATATCATATTTTACCCTTAAAGTAAACTAAAAGAGGTTGCCGTTAGCAACCTGATATTTTATTAAATTTTAATCTATTATAAAAGATCTCCTGGATCTATAAAATTTTTTCCATACCTATCTATAAATTTATTAATTTTTTCTTCAGGTGAATTACAATCATTTGCGTATTCATGTATCCAACATATTTCTGCATCATGCTTAAATTTTGAGTCTAGTTTACTATTATTATGGACACCAAATGTACCCTGATGATGATCAAAACAAAGTGGTATAATTAAACCATCTTCTTTTGATTTCTTTCTATTAGCTGTACCGTGGAAAACTTCATGTAAACATATTCTGCTAGAAGTTCCACAAATAAAGCATGTGTCTAACTTAGGAACAAGGATCGAAAATCTATCCTTGTCTTTTATTTTATCATTCTTTCCTGCCATATTATAATCTAAATAAGTTTAACATAGATTAATTCATCGGTTGAGTTAATTGCTCTGTTTGGAGCTGTTCTACCTCTTTGTTTACGGTGGTCTGCTTTAATACATTCATTACAATTGTTTTCTGATAAGTTTTGTAAATCATAAACAGCATCTTCTAAACAGTCAATACATCTAAATGTAGAATCTTCCAACTCATTAACTTTATTTTCTAATTCATCAATTTTATCTTCTAATTTTTTAATATAATCGAATACTCTGTGAGATACATCATATTGAGGACATTCACATAGTTCTTCATCTTCACTAATATTATCTCTTATATATTTATATTTATCCATTCTGTTCATATTATTTTCTCCTTTTTCATCTATTCAGAAAATTCATTTACAAAATCTTCACCGGTATGATTATCTAGAAAATCATTAAAATCTTCAATTGTATTTTGTAAATCATTATCTAAATCATCAGTATCTTCACATTCATCTTCTTCATCTTCATATTCTTCTTCGGCAGCTTTTCTTTCTTCTCTAATTTTATCTACTGTTCTTAGTGCATATAAAGCTAATCCATTAATACCGCCTGAAATTTCTTCATCACCTAAATTCATTGATACGAAATCTTCATCCTTAATACCCTTTAAAGCTACAAATTCAACTAAATCTAAATAATCATTAAATTCTTTTTCAATTACCTCATTATTTTGTTTGTAAGTAAATTTAATATCCATATATCTTTCTCCTTTATTTATGATTATATATTATCACTTTTTGTTGTAAATGTAAACTAATAATTAAAATTTACTCTGTTAGTTAAATTTCCGTATATTTTCCTTCCCATTTTACCTCTCCTTTATTTATTTACATGCTTATTACAGGATAAAATAACATAAAAGTAAACTAATAAAAAAGACCTATAAAATAGGCCTTTTACGCGTCTCAGTATTAATAAATTTATTTAACTAGAACCAGAAATTATCGAATAAGTCCCAAACAGACTTAACACTTGATAAACTAGGTAAATCCTTTTCGGTTAGGCTAACATGCCAGCTACCATAATCTTTAATAAATTTTTCACGTAGCTCTAAGTATTCTTTGTACTTATCGGTAACTTCTTGAGCTCTAACTTTTCTTTCTTCTCTTAAGGCTAATTCTTTAGCAGCCTTATCATCAAATTCTTTTTCAGCAGTAGCTAAATCTTCTACTGAATCATACATTCTTTTACACTTTTCTGAATAATACTTCATACTCTCTTTAGTCCTCCTATTGACTTTATCTATAACGGGATCCTCTTCCCTTAACAGATGCTGAGACTTCATCTGTTATTAATATAGTATACATAAAATTTAGCAATTAAATTTTTTCACAAAGATAATTTTTCTTTACTACAGAAGAAATATATCCACCCTTAGAGGTAGCATTTTCTAAATCTTCCCATATTTTTGAGGCACCTTTATATCTATACTTAGTACCTTTTTTGTATTCTACAATTAAATCATCTCCGTCTTTTCCATAAGCATTAATATTACTTGATTCTACTTTTTTTAATTCCATATATTTTCTCCTTATTAAGCTATTGCCACTTCTTCATCAAATTCAATAGTACTAAATGTAGCTATCAAATCAGAATCTCTTGTATTTTCATCTACTTCACCATCTTCTCCACAGAATGCAGTCTCAATTACTACAATAGAAAAATTATAATATTCTGTAGATACTAACTGCCTAGCAACACTCATTGCTTCACTATAACTATCTATAGATAACCATATTGTTTGATATTTATCACTTAGTACATCATCAATATGATCTCCTGTTTCAGGAATCATTCCTGCTATTACAGTAAAGAATGCATCGGTATACTTATTACACTTAAACATATTTATTCCACCTTCTCAGTATATTTACATTTAGGGTATCCTGGACAGGCCATAAAAGGGCCAAAACGTCCTTTTCTTATTACTAATGTTTTTCCACACTTTGGGCATGTATGGCCTTCGGCTGTCTCAGCTATCGGTTTATTTGCTTCAACACCTTTGGCTTTCTTTATAGAATCTTCTAAATCAGAATAAAATTCCTTTAGGAAGTCAACATCATTTAATTTACCCTTAGCTATATTATCAAGATTCTCTTCTAGATTTGCTGAATAATCATAATTAATTATATTAGGAAATGCCTCATCTAAGAATTTAGATAGCCTCATCCCTTTTTCTGTTGGAGCAATAGATTTTCCTTGTTCCTCACAGTAACCTCTACCCGGATCTAATAGTGTTGATATAATAGATGAATAAGTTGATGGTCTTCCTATACTTAATTTCTCAAGCTGTGATACCAATGTAGCTTCAGAATATCTTTTCGGTGGATTAGTATGTTTTTCCTCTAATAATAAATCTTTACAATCTACTTTTTCTTTAATAAATAAATCAATTGAATTTGTAATTTCTTCATCATCAAGTGAATATACTTTTCTAAACCCATCAAATTTAATGGCATGTTCAGTATATATAAATTTATATCCTGAATTATCAATTACATAATCGGTATCTGTTATAACAGCATCTGACATCATTGAAGATATCGTTCTATTATAAATTAACTTATATACCTTAAGCATTTGAGAATCATTAATATAACTTGATAATTTTTCTGGTGTCATACTTAAATCTACAACACGAAAACATTCATGTCCTTCTTGAGCATTTTTTGATTTCTTAACAGTTTTTAAACTGCCTAAGTATCTATCACCGTAATTTTCTTTTATATAAGTTTTTAAAGTTTCTTGAAATTCAGGATCCATGCTAGTACTATCTGTTCTAAGATAGCTTACTAATCCTACATGCTGGCCACCTATTTGAATACCTTCAAATAACTTTTGTGCTATGTTCATAGCCGACTTTACAGAGTATCCTAATTTACTTGATACTTCTTGTTGAAAAGTTGAAGTAATAAAAGGCGGCTTTGGTGATACTATTCTATCTTTACTTATAATATCTTTTACAACAAAATCTTTACTACTACAATTTGCTATTACTGCTTCTGCATCTTCCTTATTATCAATTGTATTAATATTTTTCTTGTCTTTTGTAAGACCTTTATACTGAGCTTTATAGATATTATTTATCTCATCCTGATTTTTTGTTTGTTTAGAAAATGATAACCATATTTCATAAAATGTTTTTGATTCAAAATTTATTATTTCATTTTCTCTTTCAACAACCATCTTTAAAGCTGGTGATTGACATCTTCCCACAGATCTACATGATACTTTATTTCTAGCTACAGGACTTAATCTATAACCTACAATTTTATCAAGCTTACTTCTAGTTTCAGCAGCACTAACTAGATTCATATCAATTTTTCTTGGATTTGCCAAGGCTTCCTCAACAGCCTTCTTTGTAACCTCAGTATAGGTACATCTTCTAATCTTCTTAGCTGGAATATTAAGCTCTTCTTTTAAATGCCAAGATATAGATTCGCCTTCACGGTCACAATCCGTACACAAGTATATTTCATCAGCTCTTTTAACTAATTCTTTTAATTCTTTAATTGTATCTTTCTTCTTTGAATCTAGCTCATATTGAGCCTCAAAATTTCCTTTAACATCAATTCCTAAATTATAAAGGCCATCATCTTTTAATTTTGTTATGTGACCTATTGAAGCTTTAACAACATAATCTTTACTTAAAAATTGACTAATCGTCTTAACTTTATTAAGTTACGGCGACTCAACAATAATCAGTTTCATTGAGTCAGTTTACCTCCCTAAGCTTATTTTAGCTTATTAACTATTCTTAACAGAATCTAATACATACTTACAGAATATATCTGCATTTGGTAATACTTGTGAATAACAATCAATCTTATCCATCTTTACATCATCTATAGGCTCATGTTCTTTTCCAGCATATACACTAATTCTTTCACCGTTTTTATTAACATACACAGGTGGCCATTCAGCTACACATATTTCATATTCACATCGTGACCGTTCTTCATGAGCCAATTCATGCATAAGATTAAATTTAAACTTTTCATATAGTGTTCCATCGGTTGGAAAATCATCACACCAATCCCAGTTTTTCATATAGTTATTATTTTCATCACTTTTAAGATAATTTTTGGCTAATTCAATGGCTACTTCCTTAAAGACCCAATTATTAAACACATTCCACGGTCTTACATTAGTATCATGAAAAATATAAGGATACCCATCAAATTTTTCTTGTTCAGATTTGTAACTAACACTATTCAATACATACCATTCTAATTTTATATCATTCATAATTTTATTCCTCTATAACATTTCCATTAACATCTAATCTCTTATCACTGTATCTAAATTTTAATTTTGCATAAACATGACCTCTTACATGATCTAGCTCACCGTCTAATACTCTTTTCATTCTTAAATAGCTAATACCTAAATCAGAACATGCATGTTTAGCATCTCTATAAATTTTTTTACTATTAATACATTCTACACACTTATCCTCAAATTCAATATTTGATAGCTCTGATGAGTCTATCTTTAATGTTCCACCGTGGCTCTTAAAATGAAATGGCATTGTCAATTCCTCCTTTATTTAATTTTTCAATGTATTCTTCACTTAATTTAATAATTTCTTTTTTGTTTCTACATAATGAGGCTTCTGAATCAAACACCGGTATTAAATCATCCCTATTGATTTCTTTTAAACACTCCTCAATATAAAATACATAATCTATAGGTCTTTTACAATTCTCTAGTGAGTATTCCTTTGAAATACTGATTGAAATACCCTCCTCAATAGGATACTTCTTATTCTCCATATTTAATATGGCTAATCTCAACTAAAGAATTTTCTAATTCACCTAATGCACAAATCAAGCTATCATTAAGCTTAACCCCATTAACTACTTCAATAATTTTATCATAGTTATCCTCTGATACCATTAATTGCAATTTATTTTTGATTGATTCAACTTCTTTTCTAATATCATATAAATTGTTTATCATAGCCTACCTCCTTTTTACTTAATTATATTACCATAAAATACTTTATTTGTAAACTACCTCGGTTATGAGGTCTTCTTCCCAAATATTTTGGGAAAGCACAAAAAGGAAAAGGAATCTATATTAATCACATGTTAAACTTTGTTTGTATCTCATTTCTTGTACTTCTTCATATAATTTAAAGCATTCTTTCAATTCATCTAAAGTACCAGAGAAATAAGTTGTACCCATTGAACTTCTTGAATCATCAGCTAAATCTATTCTAATCTTAAGCATTTCTTTATTTGGCTCAATTTCTTCATATCTTAAATTTGTAATAACTGAACCATCCCAACTTTGAGCAGATGATTTGAAGCCAGAAGACTTAGAACCACCTTTCGTAGCCATGCCTCTATTACCTTGAATTGTTCCATAAAACTTTGACATATAAGTTATTCTCCTTTACCTTTATTATGCTTATATTATAAGACAAAATAAAAGAAAAGTAAACTAAGTACTTCTCACTATTATTTAGATATTAGAGAAAATCTGGCCTCATTTGCCTTTTCTCAGCCCTCTAATTTTAGCCAAATATTATCAATAATTTTATCATCATTTTGTAGTCTTATTTCAAGATCTACCTTCGGTCTCGGTGATGCATATACTTCTATATAACCGTTTCTAGCATAAATCTTTATATTACTTCTAATAGAATTATATTGCTCAACTCTTTCAGCTTCTTTGTGGTATACAAAATCTACTAAATATTCTTTGTCTTCTATTTCACTATTTTCTATTCTTTGGTATACTATCATTTTATTGTTCCTCTAATATAATATACAACAAAATAAAAGAGACTAATTAATAGTCTCTTATTTCATTACTATTGATAATCTTTTATTATTTAATCTATTATCTGGGAATATTATAGACCCATCAACGAATAAATATTTCTTGCCATTCTCTTCTAAGGTAACAGCTTTAAATTTTAATTGGCCATTCTTAAAATCACTAACAGATGACTTTAAATAAACTTGAATAAATAATCCTAATTTATCTTTTATTCTTTTATTAAATCCATCTAATAATTCTGGGTCTCTATTAACCGATTCAAATACATCTCTAGCTAAGTATCTAACTCTGATTGTTTCACAGTAATCCTTAGATCCTATTCTTTTCATATCACAAGATAACCTAGAATTTCCATAGATTTCTTTTACATCATCCATAAATCTTTCAATATTTTTTGATGTAATACTTCCTTCCTTAAAAGCATATCCAAGTTTAGATTTGATATTAAATTTATCTTTTAACCAAGGAGCACCTTTTGTTGCTAGTTTAGCCATATTTACAAATCCCTGGTGCATTCCAGCTGTAGCAACATTCTCATACATCCAAACAATGAACTGGTCAAGTTTACTTCTTCCTTTTGAAGCTTGTGGATATAGCATTTTGAATATTGACTCACATGATGGAGCAGCACCAGAACCAGCTTTCTCAGATACTTTAAAACTATCTTTCTTGCATAGAATTGTATAATCAACCAATGGCTCATTGCTTGCTGATGGGAAATTTATATAAGTTGTGTCCTTTATTTCCGAATTAACAACACTTGATAAGCAACCAGCACCTAAAACTTCACCAAAGTCATTTAGTAAACTAGGGATAATTTTATCAGGTATTAATTTGGCGTATTGTCTATTAAATGATGAATTGAATTCAAGCATGCTTTGACCTGAATTACCTGTCTTTATATTCTTGATAAATTTTGCTCCAGAAGAATGTTTAACGTTCTTTATAGAACCATCGTATATACCTTTAAAATTAATTCCCTCTAAATTCTCTATGTGAGAATCTAATTTATTATATTCAATATTTTCACCCATAATATTTTTCATAATCTTATTAGGAGTGAACATCTTCTTTGATTTATCAGCAATTGATATATAATATTTATTTCCGTTAATTACTAATTCAAGGGAATTATAAGTTCCAGATATTTCAGGGAATTTATTGAAATCACCTACTTTAATCTTAGTTCCTTTGGCTAAAGCTTTTATACTTTTAATTATTGAATCGGTATCATTTGCTTGGCCAGCTACAATTCTAGCAACTTCACCAGCATCTCTATGGAATTTCTTTAGATCTGAGCCCCTTTTAATTTCAATATCACTTGGTAATTTATTTAATATTTTATCAAATATAATTTGTACTTCATCCTGAACTACCTCTTCATCTAGATTGTCTTCTAGGGTGTGTAATTCATTAAGAGATTCAACTAAACCCATTCCTTCCCTAACTTCTGTAAATAGTCCATATCTCTCATCTTCATAAAGATTTGTTGGGCATCCTTTTTCAAACGATTCAAAATCATTTTCTTCTGCAAATTTTCTTTGTATAGAAGCACTGACTTTTTCAATTGATATATCATCTTCATTTATTCTGTCATTACCAACTTTAACAATATCTATAGAATCAAAGTCATATATAATATTACCCTTTTTATCAGGCACCCCATTATAATCTTTTAATTTCTCAGCACTATCAGCCCTATCAGATCCACAAAGATAGATTATATTTTTATATCCTTGTTCGTATAATTCTGATAAAACTTGGTACATATTATTTGCATCTGATTTAGGTAAATTTACCCATTCACTAAAAGATCTTCTGCAATAATCTAATTTTATTTCATAGCTTAATGGATTTTCTTTTGGGTCTTGTGAATGACTAAGATAGAGATATGAATCTCCATCTTGTCCAGCTATTGTTTTTACTAATAATTCATGTGCAATTGTAGGTGGATTACATCTCCCGAAAGCCACAGCAGCCGTATTATTCATTAGTCATCCTCCTCTCCAAAACTTGATATATCATCTTCATGGTAATTATCCCCGTAGTCTTCATGCTTAGATTTATCATATGAATCAATTAATTTAGATAGCTTAGTAAACATTGTTCTACTAAGTTTATTTCCTCTATATTGTTTCATAATGTATCCACTAAGAGTTTCATAGTGCTTATGATTATCTCTTTTTCTTAATCTAGAATCTTCGGCAATATCCAATAATTTATTATACACTAAATTATAAACATTTCTATCATTACTATTTACATCCTCATCTAATTCTTCATTCTTATATTTAAAGTAATGAACTTGTTTAAGTCTTTTTTCAGCCTCTGATTTGGTATCATATGTTCCCATATTTCTACCCTTTTCAGATTGAACTTGCCACTTAGAACCTTTTTTAACTATTTTTTCAACAAGGTTTTTTTCAATGACTAATCTTCTAATTAATTTGATCACATCATCTGATGTGTAGTCATTACTATCAACTGATATGCTCTTAAAATCATCTTCAAAATAGTAGAAAATTTCAATGCTATCTTTGAAATACCTATCTAATAAATTTAATAATGTTGTTAGTTGTTCGCTAGTTGGTAGTGATCCATTTTGAGGTAGACCGATATAACCTTCAATAAAGTTGTATCTGATATCGCTTAAATCATCTTGATGATATGGGTGATCGTGGTTTTTACCCTTCATTGAAATTAATTCACCATTAGACTTAATTCAACCAATTCTATCATCTTCTTCTAATTTTTCTACTAATACCTTAGATCTATAGTAATTATCTATTATATCTAATACATCATTAGGAGAGTGCTCATCTAAATCTAATTCTAATCAATCACCTTCAGTTGTCTGTATTTGAAGATAATTAGCATTAACGCATTTAATAAATCAATCAAATAATAGTTCTTCTTGCTTTCTACTAATTTTCTTTTGAGGTATTGTAATAGCTGCAGCAGAATCACCGTCTTTAGTAAATGATAAACCAGAATCAGCTCTAATTCAATTATTATCTTCTACAACTTCATCAGGGGCACAACCACCATTTCAATCTTCATGAGAAGTATCTAAATTAATATAACCTTCTTCTGTTATTCAAGAAGAACCTTGCGCTGGTTGGCCAACATCTCCTTGTAATGAACTAACATATTTTTCATCTATTCTATATTCTCCGACTTCAACTTCACTATCTTCTGGAGTATCATTCTTGTGATTTTCATAATATACAAATTCTAAATATTTCTTTAATTCATCTTGTGAATCAAAATATCCATGTAGACCTTTTTCTTTATCTCAAGCATTTTCAATATAATATCATTTACCGTCATGACAGTAACAAGGTACACAATGTCCTTTTGGTGATTTTATCATATAGTAAATTACTACTTTATCTTCTGGATGATACTTATTCATTAGATACTTAGCTACCAATGCTTGGTCTTTGCAAATACCTAATTTATTTCTAATAGTTACTTGAGGATCTTTATTCATTTCATAATCATCTTTATCTGTATTGTGAATATATTCTCTATCAGTGATTCTCTCTCCAGTATCTGTTGAAATATATCCGTATTCTATATCTTTAAGAATATCAAGTACATCTCTAATTCTATCCTTTTCTTTTTCTAATTCAAATGGTTGTAGATTTTCATTTAATTCTTCACTAATAGCACTAACAATCATTTGACCAGGTTTTAATTTCTTGGTCTTCATCCTATGGTATTGCTTAGTAGCAATTACCGATGGATCTTTATCAGTATTAGAAACTGTATTTACCATATTACTTGGGTCATATGATTCATGTTCAAATCCAGATAGATAGTCTTTACTTCTATTTGCATGAGCAAATTCAGAACGGTCTACAAGCTTAACAATATTACCATCTTGGTCACTCATTGAGAAACCTTCACCTGATGTTGGTTCATATTCTCCAGTCTTCTTATATAAATAAGAATCATAATCTCTTGGTGAATTCTTTAGATGATTAAAGATATTCATCTTAATATCAACTACTTTATTAAATACATTAACACAATCAAGTAAGATATTTTTCTTCTGTTCTAATAAGTATTGTAATTCTGATAAAGAAGTTTTATAATGTTCTTCAGCACTAGCTCTTCCCCTATCAGTCTTTAATTTATCATATTTAGCTTTAAATTCTTTTTCTAATTTTTCATCAACAAATTGTTTTAAGTCATCATAAAATGTTTCTGGGTTAATTTTTGTAGAAGCCTTATCAGAAGTAATATGATTTTCAAACATTTGCCAGTACTTCATAAATACTTCATTATTGCATAAATCATTATAATAAGAATTACCGAATAGCTTATTCTCAAGATCATTCAGCTCAGATAATAATTCTTTATTAATCTTTGTATCAAAGCCAACCTTAGAATAATTAACAGCTGGGCTCATGATATAAATATCTTCAGGAACATTAGATAATCTATCTAGGTCAACCTTAAATGATTGTGATATATTATCTTTATTTTTCTTGTAGATTGTATGAAAACAAATACCAAAGCTTGAAGACTTAATCTTTTCATAATTTGGATTATCTTCACTAAAAGAATAGACAACTTTATTTGGCTGGAAGACAATACAATCTTTATTACCAATCTTAACTTCTTTCTTTGTATTAGAAGTAAATAAACAGTCACCTTGCCAGATCTCACCAGCCGGAATAGATTTAGATAATCTTAAACAGAACTTTAGCATATCAACCATATTAGGTCTTTCATTATACTTAGCCTCTATTTGTTCATCAGTAGTAATAGCATTATCTGGACTTGATAGTAATGATTTAAGACCGATACCATTATCAGGATATCCTTGACCAATATGAGAATAGATTTGAACAGCAGGTGCTTCATCTATCTTAGTTGATATGTTTAAGTTATTATTTTTATCATCGAAAGACTTGATATAATTATCAAGTTTATAATTTATTTCTTTTAATCCCTCATCACCGAACATCACAAGCGATTCCATGTGTTGCTGATGAGTATTCTTTCTAACAGAAGCTTCGTCTAAGTTTTCTTTTATATTATATTTCTTTTCAAATTCTTTGCCAGCTGGGCATTCAGCAAACATACTATGAGTATCAGCATTCTTAGGTATTTTAATTCCTTTAACAGATGTTAAAGAATAGCACTCCTCAAACATATATCTCATATCAGTAACTTTTGAAGTATCAAAACTTGATAATTCTAAAGATTTTAATGATCTGCAATTAGAAAACATACCATACATATCAGTAACGTTGGAAGTATCAAAACTTGATAAGTCTAAATATTCTAATGATCGGCAATTTGAAAACATATCGCTCATATTAGTAACTCTAGAAGTATCAAAATTTGATAAGTCTAAAGATTTTAATGATAGGCAATAATAAAACATACAATACATGTCAGTAACTTTTGAAGTATCTGCATTTGATAAGTCGATTGACTTAGCTTTTTCACATAAAGCAAATAGATTATAGCAATTTTTAGGTAGATTAAATCCCTTTGGGAACACTAATTCCTCGGCTTTTTTATCTATATCCATTAAAATTCTAGTCTTTTTATTAAATATAAAGCCACCTACATTTACAGTATTTATTAAGGTTGGCTTTAATCCAACTTTATCTAGGAATTCTTGTGGTATTTTTTTAATTAAACTAAAATTTTTATTATCTTTATAATCAAATACATCATAATCAGGCTTTATTATATATTGATTATCAGAAATTTTTTCTGGCTGTAGATCTGGATCTTCATATTTAGCTATAGCTATTTCTCCATACATAGTCTCTGGGTTTAAAAAATAATATAATTCTGCTCCGTCTTCTTTATATTCATTGAAATGTTTTTTAGCATCATTTGCGGAAGGTGTATAGTCAGGTTTACCCGCATGTCCGTATCTGCCAGTAGTGCATCATCCTGTATTAACACCTAAATCCATAGAAGAAATATAGTCAAGTGGCTGGTAAACATGGTAATTACCAACAATTCCAAAATCTTTGTATTTTCCTCTTATTTCTTTATCCTTGCCCTGAATTTGTCTTAGTCTTTGTTTATCTTTTTCTTTATTATATAGGGATTGAATAATTTCAGACATTTTTTCAGGTGAAGTGTTCTTTATATGATAAGTTAAATCTGTTGAGATATTTTTGTTTTTAAGTCTGTCTTTTGCTTTAATAAAATCATTATAAGTCTTTTCACCAAACTTACTTTTAAATTTCTCAATGTCTTCCTTGGCTTCAGTTAATATGTATTTATTTATTTTCATAGAGAATCTCCTATTATTTATAATATACAATAAATTTAGCAAATAAAAAGAAGAGGTATTACTCTTCCTTTAAAATTAAATTCATAATCAACCCTACTATCATACTTAATGCTATTTTATCTAATGTAAATTTTCCAATGATTATAGGAATTCCACTTACACCAACAGTAGTCATAACAGCAAATATTATCATGTTCTTCTTAGTAAGTTTTACCGAATGTAATGTTCTAATTCCAGCAAAAGCTATACATCCATAAGCTACCAATGATATACCAGCAAAAATACATGATGGCATACTTACAATTAAAGTATTAAATGGCCCAAAGAATCCAAGTAAAATTGTAATGATAGCAGCAGTTTTAATTACCTTAATACTGGCAACCTTACTGACTGATATTGTTGATAATGATTCTGAATAAGTAGTTGTGGGTTGGCCACCAACTATACAACCAATTAAGTCTGCTAAGCCATCACCCATAAAGGTATCACTAAGTTTATTAGTGTAGTCTTCATCAACAACCGAACTTACCGCAAGTACATCAGAAATATGTTCACCAATGTTAGCCAGATTAACAGCAGAAAATGTAATTATAATTGTCAATAGTGTTGGAATATCTATTTTACTTGAAATATTCATAAATGCAAAATTAGGAAGAATAAATAATTTCATATTAGTAAATAAATTAAAATCTACTAAAGGAGCTATTCTTAATAAAGTAATAATAATGCATAAAACATATCCACTTATGGCACCAACTAGAAATGGTAAAGTTGATAATCTACCTTTGACATAATGCATAGTAATAACCGTTATTGTCATTGTAGTTAAAGCAACGATAACACCTACTAAACTATACTCACCATTTACTGATGCATAAGTAGGACAGAACGATGCAAGGTTTAAACCAATTACTAATACAATAGTTCCTGATACAATAGGTGGCAATAATTTATTTACCCACTTAGTACCAAACTTCTTGCACAATAATCCAGCACAGAAATTCATTAATAATGCGGTAACGCCTCCAATAATAACTCCAGTATAATCACCGGTAAGACTCATTGCAGTAATTACAGCAGCACAAGTTGATCCTGAATTACTAAAGAATAGAGGTACGGAATTTTTAGTATACCAATGGAATACTAATGTAGCAAGGCCTGCCCCAACTAATCCAGCAGGTACATCTGTACCGCATATTGTTGAAATAAGTATTGTAGCTGTTAAAATACTTAAAGTTTGTTGAAAACTGTATAGTAGTAATTCTTTAACAGTTTTAGGCGATTCATTTGTTTTATAAATTAAGTCAACATTATTTTTCTTTTGTTTCATTCTTTAACCTCTCAATTTCTCTGTTTACATACCAAGCAGATTTCTCAAGATCCTCAATAGTTTTATTTTTATCTTTATGACCAGCACGGGCAATATATTTTACTGCATTACCTAAAGAGAAATTTAAGTCCCAATCTTCAATTACAGCGATAACTTCATATTTACCTTGATTGTAATGACTCGGATGATTAACGTTACTCATTAGCTATACTCCTTTTCATATATTGACTTAAATCACAAGCTTCGCAAGCTTCATCATCTACAAATTCTTGTTGGTATTCTGGAGCTAATCTCTTTAATTCTGCTATTACTTCATCAATGCTAGAGACTAATACACCAGCTTGCTTAATCAAACCTGTAACATATAAATTTTGATAACTAAATTGTTGTTCTCCTAATGCAGAAGCACCGCCTTCTCTCTTAGCTTGAGAATCAGTTAAGAATTGTTGTCTTGTATCAGTACAAATTCCAATAATATATTTATGATCTCCTCTTTCAATCTTCTCATGGAACTTACCAATTTCAGCACAAGTTCCAGAAGGTAAGACATCACCATCAATACAAGCAATCAATACATCGGTATTATTTAATCTAATATTATCTCCATTTGCTATTTCTTGTGAACCTGCAAATTTCTTTTTACCTTCAACACCATTAATATCAGTATTCTCAACAGGACTATATAAATCAATGCCGGGAAATGCATCTCTAATCTTTTTAGCTCATTCAGTATTTCTTAATAAATCTCCATAGCAAAAAATGCCACCTGCCAAATATACTCTCATTATTCTTCATCCTCCTTAGTTAATGTATATCCACATAAATCATAGATAGTATGCTTTACATACTCATCTAACTCATCAATATAAAAATGATCATGCTCACTATCATTAGGTTGAAGATCCTGGAAATTACTTAAGTCTTCATATCCAATTGCTCTTACAGTCGGTAAACCATAAGCCATACATTTGTCTGCTATCCTTTCTGGATGTTTGCATACAATTATACTTTTTGGATCTTTACTGCATTCTTCTAAGATAGCCCTAGTTTTACCAGTATCTCTACCTCTAATAATTACTTTCATTATTCTATTCTCCTTTATCTAATGAATATATAATAATTGGTTTATAATCACCAAAATAAGGAATTGCTCTTAATGTATCACTAGACACAAAATCTGATGCTTCTTCTGATGACATCTTCTCATCTTCCATCAATTCCTTAATCATTTTATCATAATTATAAACTAATTGTCCACTATCGGTAATTCCTTCAATGCTATTATCAAATGATGGATTTTCTAAGATAACTGTCTTCATTCCATCACTTGAAAATTCTTCGATAGATCTTCTTAATACTTCATTTATCATGGTATTCTCCTTTATATATTATACAAATAAAAGACTACTGTATCTTTGTAGCCTTATATTTTTCTTTACACTCAGATATAATATCATCTATTAGGATTGGATAATTATTGTGTGCATCCAATTCAACGTGATATATTAATCCTTTGTCCCAATCATTAAAGGGATCTTTTGTATGTGTATGTCCGCATAAATTTATTAACCTTGATTTTAATTGAACACTAGTACCATTGTTTCCTACTAAAGTAGGATAGTGTGATATATAGAAATGATATTTATCATATTTAATAATATCAGAATACTTAATTCCCTCCATACCTAGCTCATTTTGATATAATTCAATTCTTTTGCTAGTATCATGGTTTCCTAAAATGATAATCTTTTTTCCCTTAAGTTTCTTTATTAATCTAATACCGTTATCATTGTCATTCAGGATTAAATCCCCTAAAATATATACTGTATCTTCATTTGATACAATACTATTCCAATTATTTGCAATAGATTCATCATGTTCTTTTATACTATTAAATCCTCTAGGCTCATATAAGAATGGCTTATCATGGCCTAGATGTAAATCACTTGTAAAATAAATAGACATTTTAATCTACAATTCCATCATCTTCAGATTCTTCATCAATTTCAAGATCATGAAGGTATCTATCATAAGCACTTCTATATTCCTGTCCAATTTCATCAGCATCAATATTATCTCCAAATAATTGTGTAAAGAAATCATCCATCTTATCATCATCTAATAATTGGAATCTTTGTACAAAATAAATATTATGTGGATTAGCTTCTTCGTATGATACTTCTTTTCCAGTATCTTTATCAATTCTTACATAAGAAAGCAAATCTTTAATACTCATACCATCAACATTTACTTTTTGACCTCTAGCAGAGGCTATAACTTCTCTTACATTTTCAATCATTATCTTTTCTCCCTCAATAATATATAATTAATATTTGATAATTCTTCAGAATTTACCGTTAATCTTTCTCCAGTAATTATATCAACTACTTCATATTCACTAATCATCATCTTCTTCTTCCTCTACCTTAATTGTATCTCCAATTTCTAAACACCATAAGCTTTCACTAATAGCATGAAGAATAGATTCTCCTTCTTTAACTTCTACTTCATCAATCTTAATTCCTAAATCATTATATAATTGTACGTAAATCATATTATTTAGCCTCCTCAAACCATTCTGGTAATTCATGCACAACTGCTGCTTTAATATTTTTATATTGTCTAATTGCTACTGGATCATCATAGTTAGCAATTATATCTTGCCAATCTTCATAGCCAGCATAACTATAAGCTATATCTTCTACAATATCATCTACAGTAAAATAAATACATCTATTTTGTAATGTTTCAATTGAATCTTTAACAATTTCTTTTAATGTCATTATTTAATCTCCCTCCATCCAAAATCATCACAGTAATATAAGGTTCCGTCTAAGCTAACTATATCTGAGGTTGATAGTGAATGATGTCCTTCAAAATCTTCAGGTCTATTTTGGTTAAATTCATAAAAGATACCTTCAAGTATTTTATTAGCCTCACGAGGAGATATTCCTTCAATATAATCAATGCTTGGAATAGTGAATATCTTATATTCATATACACATTCATAATCATTTTTGAAATTAATTTCATCCTTAGCCTTGTCCCAACCCCTAAACACATAGTTTATTCGGTCAAATGCCTCATCAGTTATTTGAAATATCTTAACCTCCATATTACCCCTCCTTTTATTTAACATGCTTATTATAACATAAAAGCTCCTAGATGTAAACTAAGAGCTTTTTATTCTTTTTTTATTCTTTTTATTGTATAAGATATGCCTTTTGTTTCATATCTACTGTTTCGGATATTTTCTCCATCTATTATTACTATTCCAGAATATCCTTCTTCAAGGGTAGGCCTTATCATAGTTTTCTCCATATTTTCAATTACTTCTAACGGAACATGTCTTGGCCTATTATTATTTCTTTTCTTACACTCCTCTATATTAGTATTCATAAACACTGCCACTTGGTCAAATTCATTAAACCTTTTAAATAATTTTCTTCTATATTTTAATCTTAAGTTAGTGGCATCAAAGATAACATTATAACCTAGATTTAGGTAATGTTCAATCTTATTATAAGCTATATCAAATACCTGGTAATTATTTTCTTGTGATTCTTCGTTACCAAACATACTTCTAATTTTATCAGTTGATACTAATCTATAATTATATCTTGATTTTTCTAATTTCTCGGCAAAGGTTGATTTACCTGAACCAGGAAGGCCAACCATAACTATTAGTTTATTTTCCTTATCCATGATTTCCTCCTATTTCTTACTTAATAGATATTCCCTTGATACGTTCTTAAAGCTTAATCCCGTATTTGGATTTCTTAATACAAATCCTTCTCTTTTGCATTGAGGATTAACTACTGACATGCCATCGGCAAATAACTTAAATTCTTCCATAGTATCAGGTAATACATAATCTTCTTTTAAGATAGGTACCCACATCATTCCCCATTCCTTTACTGTAGATTCTCCTTCTGTTGAGGATATTCTTCCTACGTCAGATCTAATAAAGTTAAAACAGAATAAACAATTATCTTTTAATTTTAATGGGTTTCCTTGTGGAGATCCAACTGTTTCACCTTGAATTGCAACATATTTTAATTTATTTTCTTTAAGATAATCTTTTAAGTGTTTTTCTATATTGTATTTATTGGCCATTTCCCAATAAACATTTCCTTCTGATTTATCTACTTGATTAAAATAAGTTTCTTGTTCTGGCTTTAATTGTCTAATGTTTCTTGATGATACATAGAATTCATATCTTCCAAACATTTTCTTTTCTAAAATATAGGTAGATGAAGTTCCGTCAAGTTTCTCGGTCAATGTAAGTGGTGTCTTATCTTCTAATACCCAAGGCATATTTTCAACCCTTTCCTCATCTGTTTTGTGAACATAAGGGAATCCTTTAGGAAATGATCTTGGATTATCTTTTTTCTTCCCAAAGAAGAAGAACATAACCTTCTGTCCCCAGTATCTTTTCATCATCCATTTTGCCCATTTCTTTTTGAATAATTCTTTTCTTCTTGATGTCATAGACTGACAAGCTAATTTGAATGAATCTGCCTTACGTATATTATCTTCTTCTGCAGCATATTTAACACCTAATTTATCGGTAAGAGGACAGTGAACTTCATAGGAACCTGGATCCATCTTAAATTCTTCTAAAGTCATAAGTAAACCTTGTGATATTACTTTACCTTTAAAATATTTTTGTGTCTTAATTTTGTAATTCTTAGGTGCTAAGAATTCGAATTCTGAAGTCTGAGGGACTTTTGAGTCTATTTCAAAATAAATAGCTTTATCACCAACCTTAAAAGTATTTTTTCTAACCATTACTCTCCAGCCACCAACAATAGCCGTTTCTACATTATCGGCACCTTCAATTGGTTCTATCTTATCTATTAATACTACATAGGCTAATTCTCTTTTATCATTAATTATCATTAATTAGTTCCTCCAATTCATAGATAGTATTTTCTGTTTCAATTGTTATTATATTATTACTATCGGTTAAATTCAACACCTCTGATGTATGCACTCTGTGCCATTCACATTCATTATCATCTGGGAAATTAACAAATAACCAAGCACAATCACCTACATTACAATCGGCAACAATGCATACTTTATTACATAAACTATCTTGAGTATATTCATGGAAAGCCCCATGACTATTTTTCTTATTAACATTTTTTATAATATACTTAAAACTTCTAATACTCATTTTCTATTACCTCTCTTTTTGATATTAAATATTCATAGAGTATATCACCATTTTTACCGTGATGTAAATAACATAAGCTATTTGCAGAGTGACTAAATATAGTAAAATTTTCTCCCTTAATTATTTCATTATATTTATCTTTAATAATTTTCTTTGGTACATCATTAGATGTATATACCTTTACATCACGTTTATCCACAGAATCATAATATGACAAAACATAAACTTCCATTTAAAGCCCTCCTTTATTTTCATTATTATAATAACACAAATAAAAAGAGAAGTAAACTAAAAAAAAAAATAAAAGACTATTAGTCTTCTATTAAATATTTAACCCATTTTCCTGGTTTAGAATCAATTCCTTCAGTAATATTTTCTGGAGTTTTATTATTTTGAGGTTCATCTGAGTAATCATCCTCAAGTTCAATTGTTATATTATTTCCCCAGCTACTATAATCTATATAATATTTTTCATATTTATTATTTATTTTTTCAATTTCTTTATCTAATAATTTCTTTTGTCTATCATTTAGATCTTGGAAATCATCCCCTGGGTCTAATTCAATAACAATAGCATTACCAAATTCTTCAACTTTATAATGATTTATTTTTAAATTATCTAATAGATTTAATATCTCTTTAGATATTTCTCTAATCTCACTCATAATTTTACTTTTACCATTTAATTTTAATTTGGTAGCCCTTGGATATAAAGAAGATCCACCACCGGATCCTACATTTAAAATATGTCCTTCTCCTGTAGGGTCACTGTTTGCTGCTTTAATAATAACTCTCAAATCATCTTCATCTTCTACTTGATCAAGTTTACTGAATAAATATTTTTTATTTCCTTCAACTATTTTAATGATATCATCTTTATATTTTTCTAAATCTTCAGTACTATTTATATCTTCTATCAGAGGGCCATTTCCAGATCTTCTACATGTAATTCCAAGTTTTCTCAAATAATATTCATACGCCGCAAAACTAGGAGAAAAATTAAATTCCCCTTCAAAATGATCAGTATTGAATGGTATAATAACTTTTTTACCCTTATACTTATCAACTATACCAATAGTATATTTTACTCCACCAAATACACGTTCAGCTCTAATAATCTGTCCATTAACTAGTTTACAGATATAATCAACAATATTTTTATGTCTTAATTTCATAAATTCATCCCATTTTTTTATAAATTATAAACTAACGTTTCCGTGTTCATCTATACTAATATCATTTTCATATAGATTTACGAGTATACCCTCTTCTCCTACAAATACATAACCTTCTTTATCACATTTTGTTAAAAATTTAATCAAATCTCCTACAGTCATAGATTCATTTTTTTTTATAGATTTTTCAACTATTCTTTTTATTTTCATATCTAATCTCCTTTAGTCACCGTAATCTGAATGTGGTTCATGGTACCATGAACTAGCTTCATCTTCATAATCCTTATACACAGGTTCTTTAGTTGCTACCTGTACTGGAATAACATGGAATTCTCTATCTTTGAATTCACCTTTATTATATTTAACAGCTTCAACATGACCAAATTTTTCTTGGCATTCTCTAGCAAAATTCTCAGCTTTTTCTTTTGAATCAAATCTCCATCCCCAGCCCTGAGCTACTTCCTCTATAGTTTCATCTTCAACTACTTGTCTAACTTCTTCAGGGTAATTATCATTTAAATCAGGTACTCCTCCGAAATCGCCTTTACCGACTACAGAACGAGTAATAATAAAATCAGATTCACGATCAACCCATTCATTTTCACGGCCATTATGGTTTATTTTTAAAGCATGAAATTTTTCATGATACCAAACAACGTAGAATGTTTTAGTACTTTCGTCTAATCTATTTAATTTTTCTATAGCTTCACGTATATCCATGATACTACCTCCTATATAATAGCAATAAAGTTAATCATTATTTCTAATTAGATTCTAATCTTTCACATATTAATTCTTCAGCATATTGATTAGGGCTTGCTAAATATACACCAAGTACTTCATCAAAGTGACTTTCTTGTCCAGGAATAAATCTTCCATATTTAATTATAATATTAGGCCATTGGCTAAGCTTTTCTACCTTATCAATAATCTCATCTTTATTATATCCTGTATAAATTACAATTGGTGACATTACAGAATAAAATCTTACAAATTCAACAAATTCTAATACATCTTCGAAAGTATCCATCGGCTCAAGTCCACCTATTACAAATGCTCTAGTAATAGGATTATCTCTAAATTTTTCTAGTAATACAGCATTATTAATTTCATGGTCAGGGTACTTTATAATATCCATATTTTGACAGATAGTATTACCAGCTTCTTTACAACACTTAAAGTCACATTTAGTTGTAATTAAAAACATAGATGGAAGTTTATAATTTACAAAATCTTCTTCTACCAAATTCTTTAATTTCATCTAAAATCTCCTTTGCTTCTTCTTTATAGTCAAGCATTAAAACTAATGAAGTTGATAATAATATCTGTACTAATACCATTAGAAAAGCTATAATAGGGTTTCCGATACAGATAATCATCATGCATCCAGTCCACATCAATCCGATAATTACCGAAGCTATTCCCAATACTACTAACCAAACTATTTTCCAGGTTTTAGATATTCCAGATAATAACTCATCTAATAAATCGATGATAACATTTTCTATATCTTTCATTTAAACTCCTAGATTTTATACACTACGTTATAAGGCTTCTTGCAGTCCTTCTTGAACCATTTCTCACCTTTTAATAATTCAAAACAATCCCAATCTGAATTATCATCAAAGTCTCCATTAATCATTTCTTCCTTTGTTGCAAAGTATTCTTTTTTATTACTAGCCAACATAAAGGCATATTTATAACCATCTTTTCTTAAACTATCTCTTAACTCTTTCTTAGTCATTATTCTTCTCCTCCATTAGCTGCATCAATTAATTCATTTATTCTCTTATTTACTAAGATGCTTGTATCAACAGAACCTAATAAATTTACGTCAGATTCAAGAGTGATTAAACTATTACCAGTATCACCGTTTTTACCATAAAGTTTTATATTACTTATTTCTGACCTAGTATTTTGATAACCATTAATTTTAATATCAATAGCTACTAATGTATCTTCACCTGAATCTTTAATAATATCTTCTAAGTGATTAATTAGCTCTCTTACTTTCATTATTATCCTCCCACCATTTAGTATTTCCTATGCTATACTTAACCTTTGGATTTTCCGATTCTAAACAATCATATAGAATACTAGCAAACTGTTCAGTAGTAATCTTCATATTACAATAATTACCTCTTAACGGATATTTATACCACCAAAGCTTGAATCCTGATGGCTTGTGTTCAAAATTAGGCAAGTCCATTTTTTCTTCATCATCACCCCAGTAATAAGGCCTATATGAAAAGACATCATTTTCAAAAGTCTCATAATATTCCACACATTTTTTCATAAAATCTGATTCAAGTAATACATGTTCGAAAATCTCTTGATTAACAAACCTATTCAAACTAAACATATCTTTCATAATGAAATACCTCCTTATATTTAGTATATCATATATAGATTATAAAGTAAACTAAATAAAAAGGGCCAAAAGGCCCTTGAGCTAAATTATAGCCCATATAATTATAGGTTATTCACCTTTATACTAATTTTAGCATTAAATTAGAGGCCATTTTAGGCTATTACAGAGAAGTATTTATTTATAATATAAATACCATAATATGATTATAAAATGACTATTTACTAGCTCTAGGAGCCTTAAATAAGAAAATAAGATATTACATGCTATCATAATAGCATAGGCTATCTTCATACTAATTTCAGGAGCACCTATCCACGGAACTAGTAAAGTGTTCCATAAATAAGCCAATATATAAGACTCAATTAACGATAGTAATACTATTAAAGCTAGCGTTGACAATAGAACTATAACATAAGATTTCATTAACCAATTTCCTCCATATCCTTTATTGTATCTAGGAAATTTATAGTATCCATTAATTCTTTTTTAGATAACACCAATTGCCCAGCACCATCAGGTCCTTTACAATATATTTTATCAAAATTTAATTCAGTCATAGATCTCCATGTCTTACTTAACATATCACAATCTTTTTTTAATTGATGAGAAATATCATCTGTCCATATACATTTAAGTTTATCAATCTTATCCATTATATTCCTCCAAATCATTAATATCTATTTCTACATCTGTTTCTCTGTCAAACATATTAACGGTAACTTTTGCAATATTTCCTGAAATAAATTTAATTGTTGAAATACTTCCTTCAAATGGGCCATTAATAATCCTAACTTGTTGGCCTTCCTTAAAATTAATTTCTGATTCTGCTTCACCAGTTTTTCTTAATACCTTTAAGATATCTGATTCTGATACTGGAGTTGGCTTTGAACCGTGGCCATGAGATCCGATAAATCCATGAACGTTTCTTGTATTACGAACTATATACCAGGCATTATCGGTCATAAACATTTCTACAAATACATAACCTGGATATAATTTCTTTTTTGTTTCTACTACCTTATCACCTCTAACTGTTTGCTCAGTGATATACGGAATAACTGTTCTAAGCAATTGATCTTCAATACCCATAGTAATTCTACGTTGATCTAAGGCTTCTTTTACTTCTTCCTCTCTTCTATTCTGAGTCTTAACACAATACCAAGCTTTGGTATTCTGGTAATCAAATAATTCATTTTCCATTTGAATAACCTCCATTTACCTTATAATAATATAACTTATAATATAAAAAGTAAACTAGAAAAAATCAAGGGCATTAATTATACATGGAGCTTTATTTATTCTAGTACACCTATTATTATAACCAACAGATCCACGGCCTACACCAAAATCTTCTGAGTATTCTTTTAATGAATAATCAAACAAATTTCCATCACCCAAATAAAATACTTCTAAATGTAAATGTGGAGCCAGAGAGGTTCCTGAATTACCGACATGACCTATAACATTATCTTGATACACCATACCTAATTCATGAGTTATATCATGCATATGCATAAAGATAAAACCGTATACTTTGCCTTCATACTCAGCAATCATATATAGCTGATTACCTCCACCGGCAAGATACTTACCTGAACGGTTGTTTATTCCACCCACATCTTCATTACTATCATCTACTTTAATAATTAACCCATTAAGTGGGGCATAAATGTTATCACCTGTATTTCCTGCATAATCAACACCTAAATGTTGTTGGCCGATAAGATCTCCTGTATTTGTATACCATCCAAACTTTTCATAAGCTTTTGTCATATCATCTAGTGGGTTAATTAAATGTTCATTGTAACTAAAATTATCTATTACTTTATTTAATGATGATACAGCATCAAGCTCATATTTTTCTGTTTCATAATAAATTGTTTTTATGGTATTAACACCTGGTGGTTTATCTAGGTGATTAACCTCTGATGTTGTAAGTAGCATAAAAATAAAGATAGAGTTTAAGGCTACTCTATATTTATTCATAATAAACTCCTCCTAATTATAATATACAATTTATTTAGCAGGTAAATTTTTATACATTTCTAAGCATACATCAGACATCTTCTTAGCATATTCAACACAATTTGGTAATCTTCCAAAGGTATCTACTAATTCTTGACAAGCATCAACAGGTTTATGTGAATATTTTTTACCGATATTTGAATCATCGTAAAATCCAGGGTCACAGCAATTATCTTTTGACTTATCTAGTGATGACAGAATAAATTTATTAAAGGCCTCGACAAATACTTCTTTACTTAATACTTTTTCATAAGTATTAACCCTAAATGATTTTTTATATATTCCATCATCAAATACTTCATACTCAGGCATTGATCCCCAGGATACAAAAGCCTCCATCTTATCTACTTCTTTTATATCTCTAACTACATATTCTATTGTTTCACCTATAATCTTATTATTAGCCCATTCACATAAATACTTTATTACTTCTTCTCGCTCTTTATCAAAATTCATAATAGCATATAAATAATGCTCTGAATGTAAATGATAAATAAAATCTGTATCATCATGATATCCGTTCTTTAATTCCTTAGTATTAACATATAAAGTAAGAGAACCTGAATCATCACTTTCGATATTTTTTAATAATTCATCATATCCAAACAACTCTAGCATTTTGTCATACCCAAATCTTTTAAGTAAATAATCTGAGCCGTAAACATTCATAGCAGATGTTATCTGTCTACTTAATTCTGAAAGGATAGCTTCTCGTGTTTCTTCTTTTCTTTTATCTTCACCAATTCTTTGCAATTTCCAAAAAACTTCTTGAATTGGATAAACAATTTTATCCTCCCAAAATTCTTCAATTCTATATTTTAATTTCTGTTTCTTCATATTGCTCCTTACTACTTAAATCACTTATACACTTTGGTACAGATATATAGTTTAAGTCATTATTAACATGTCTATTATCTTTTATTTTGTGATTAATCTTAAATATCACACAGTCTATATATTTAATTAATTTTATAAAAGGACTATGAATTTCTTTTGATTGTTTATTCATAGCTTTTAAAGTTTGTCTATCTATTGTTGATGAACTAAAACCATAAGAGCTAATCTCAACAGTCCCATTAATAGTACTAAATCTTATACACAAATCTTTATTATAATAGATAATTTTATTATATCCCAATAATCTACGGAATCCTAATTTATTAAATTTATTCTTAGCTAGCACTATCGTCTTCCTCACCATAATCACTCCAGTCTAATGCTTGCCCACATTGAGAACAATAATTAAAAGGAATAAATCCATCATACATAATTCCATAATTAGTGTTATCACATCCACAATTAGGACAAGAATAGCCATTATATCCATGTCCATTACCTATAACTATTTTCTTAGGCACAAGTTTTTCTGTATAACTTTCATCCATATAAAATCACCTATTCAAATATAATTTGATATACACCAGTTGTTCTATTGCACCATGAATCAAAACAATCGTCATGTGAATCTAAGTAAACATCAATTCTATTACCCACAATGGCATTTCCTGTATCTTGTGCTTTTCTAAGTACACCATCATTAAATATAATATAACTATTAAGAGGAATTACATCAGTGTCAACTGCTACAGTCCAATTCTCCTTTGGATATTCACCATTAAAGCAAGGCCCACCTGACCATTGACCACAGCAAATTTCACAATTACAATAACCAGTTAACTTAAATTCTCCTAAATATTTAACAGTGAAATTTTTACCGAAAATCATTTTGTTAAATTCTTTAATTGTAGGCATTTCTTTTTTAGTTTCCCAACTATCATTAATATTATATACATAAGGTACATCATCACTTGCCTTTATATCTTTTACTAATTTAATTACTCCTAAAGTTAAAATAGTAACTACAGATATAAAAACAACTAATAACATAATAACTCTGTCCCATCTAATTTTTAGTTTCTTTTTCTTCATTATTCCCTACCCTCTCTTCTAGCATTATTATCAACTATGTCATCAAACCATCTTGCACCAAATTGCATTTTGAATATTGCAAGTTTACCTACATCTAAGTTATCTAGTGGAAAAGCTAAGAATGTAAGATCATCTGGATATCTATTATTATCTGTAAGGTCATAATAATTATTCATATCTTCACCCTTAAATGTGTAGAATGTTTCTACCTGGCCAATTTCTTTTTCAGCTAATAATTTGTTAATACCTTCCATCCATTCAGTTAATTCTCCTCCACAACCTTCAATTGTGAAAGCACTTTCATTATATAATTGTTCAAAGTCAGGTTTCTCAATTAATTCCATTATCTTTCCTCCTCATCAGTTGCCCAATATCAGCAATAACTTCTTTTAATGTCATTTCCTTATTTTTCATCTTGTTTACCATCCTTTTTTGACATTATTATATTACCATATTTAGTATATAAAGTAAACTAAAAAAAAAGAGCCTATATAGACTCTTAATTATATACCGCTCAAAAGGCTTAACGGCCGAGCTTACCTTTTTACGTGGGTGGGCTTAGTCAACAGGCCGTGTTGTAAAGGCCATCTTCGTCCCACTCCTAAGAGGGTATACTGAAGGTTTCACTAAAGTAGAAGCATTCGACAAACTCACTGTTAAATTCTCATTATTTATACACTATGAGCTTAGGTGTATTTGTAACCTTTTGTGCCGGACGGAATCCTACCGGGAGTTCTGTACATACCTATTGCTTTTTATCACACCATATTAATTATGGTTGTGAGTAGCTTCCTTTCTACCAGTTACAATTATATAGTATCACATTCCAAGAGAAATGTAAACTAAGTGTAATCTTTTATACCGGATGGATTTCTACCGGGAGTTTAGTAAGTAGCTAGCTTACGTACCTAGTGCTTTTTATCACCTCAAGTCAGTTGCGATCTGAATCGTGAGTAGCTTTCTTTCTACCGATTACATTAATATTATACAATATTTTTAATAAAAAGTAAACTAAGAATTATTTTCTAATTCATCAACTTTTCTTCTTAAATCTCTTACCTCTAGTTTTAAGTCTGAAATAATATTTGCCATTCTTTCAGTAAGTGGCTTGAAATAATCTTCTATAAATTCTTTATAATCTGTATTATATGTACCACAGCTCATATCTTTTAGTTCTCCATTTTCTAGCCATTGGAACCAATAACATTGGCCGTAATCATTCATAAATACATTAACCATTTTATCTCTAACTATTAAGGTTTCTACATAAATATCTTTTGTAATATCCATAATCTAATCCCATAAGTTCCAGAAATATTCAGTAAATAATTCTAGGCCTTCCTGTAATTTCTTATTTCTATATTCACCTATCTTAGCATCTTCAGCTAAAAATTTATTTGTTATCTTTTGCCAATCTTTTCTATTAACTTCCTTGCTAGAAGGCATGTATAACATTACATTACCTTCATTAATACATTTTTCAGGTTGAGGTAGTTTATCACCAAAATAACCAAATTCATTTGTAAAGTCTTCCCACATTTGATCATATTCTTTTTGGTATTTATTTACCTTAGAACACTTATCTTCATCTGCTTCGGTAAAACATGTAGACATAGTACCTAAAATCTTTTCCCATTTGTTATCACTTAAACCTTGAGGATATCCACAATGATTTTCTTTCATGTGTGTTAAAAGCTTTGGCATTATATCTAAAAACCAAGTATTGATATTCCAAACAGCTCTGTCATCATAACCTCTAAAGGCTCTTTGCCAAGCATACTTAATCTCATACTTTATATTTTGAATTTTATATTTTAACATACACCCTCCTTAATCAACTTCTTGATAAATATAATAATCACCTTTTACAAACTCAGATTCTGATGTATTGTAAAATGATGTTTCTGTTGTTTCTTTATTATAGATTGTAATTGAGTTAGGCTTGAAAGGTATACCTTCTTGTAATAACCAATCTCTTACTGCCATAGCTTCATCACTTGTATCAACATCTATATCAAAGTTAATCATGTTTAATCTCCATTTGTTTAAGCTTATCAACACTATCATTGAAATAAACCTTGATTGAATCTTTCATAGCTATTACAGTCTTAAAATCATGTTGCCACTCATATTCATTTTCTTTTAATTTATAGGCTACGATACAAGGTACTTTCATTTCCTTCATTTTATCTTTTGAATAACCGTATACATCAGATGTAGCAACAGGCTCAAATACAGCATAATCAAATGGGAATGCAATATCATAATGATCTTTTATAAATTCATCATATACTATACCTGCATTATCTTCATACGGTGTATCATCCCAATCATCGCCATAATAATCATTACAGTTATCATCACCTAAATAAAATCTAACTAAATTACCTTTTCTTTTAAAATCAATTACTTTCATATTGTTTCTCCTATTTATTTATTAATACACAATTAAATGAATTTGTTAAATAAACAGTACCATCTTCCATTGTAATTTGTAATTGTTCGCCTTCATAATCTGTCCAAGATTTAATATTACCCTCAATTAATTCACCATTAGGTAATGTAAACATAGCGTAATTAAATTCATAATGTAAATCAAAAATTGCATAATTGCAACCTGTAAGACATAACAATAACATAACTAAACATAAAATCTTCTTCATTTATCTTCCTCCTATATTTTCTATAAATCTTTCATTTTTCTTATTATCAGATAATTCTCTTTCACAAGACTCACAATGATGTTTAATTTCATCAGAAATATCTGACACTAAATATTCTCTACCACAAATATCACAAGTCACCACTTTATCTCCCATAATTAAATCCATCTCCCTGATTTGTCCTCTACACAACCTAATTCTTCTAGTTGCTTTAATATTGCTTTAATTACATAAATATTTGTAATTAAGAAATCTTCTCTTTCTTTACTATGAAATGATACTGACTTAAAATATTTATCAAATTTTATTACAGTATTATCATCTTCTAAAGATCTCATATAATAAAATACACCGTTATCTTTATCATCTTCATAATATTCATAATTCAAATCTTTAAACATTTCTTTAGCTATCATAATTACCTCTGCACATTATTATAATATCATAAACTAGAAAGGAAGTAAACTAACTTTACTCCACTCGGTTCTTAAACTCATCAAATATCTCCACAACTTCTTCTGTACCAGAATAATAACCTGGTCCGTTTACTTTCTTATCTAATTTTTCAAACTTATCTATTAATATTTGTAGGTTTAATTTATCATCACAATCTTGTTGACAGTGAGATGAATATTTACATTTAAGACATATTTCATTTAATGACCTTTGATATTTATTCATTTTTACCTTTTATCCATTCTTTTATTAAAAATATAAGAATGATTACAGTACCTACAATAGTAAATACATTTTCGCTTACGCCTAAAGTTGTAAAATAAGTCTTAAGAATATCACCTAACAAATAACCTATAATTGCCCAATATAATTTATTATTCATTTTCCACCTCTATTTCATATCTTTGTAAATTTCTAAATTTAGTGCGATTAATTAAATCTGCTTTAAGTTCTTCTATATCATTATCTCTTATAATTTTATTTGGATAATAATTATCAGATAGTTCATTAACAGCAATATCAAATGCATCGTATAGTTCTTCATATTTATCTATTAACTCTTGTAAACTATTAATGCTTTCATTTAACTCTTTCTTTTTATCATTATGTGATATAACAGCAAAGTCTTTAATTATATTTAATGCTTCTTTATATTTATTCATCTTTTAACAACCACTCTTTCCACGCTTCTTTACTATACACAACTGAATGAACATTTAGTTCAGGTATATTAGCATCTTTAGTAAGTTCACTAAGCCTATCACAAGCCTTATCTAATGCTTTTTCTAACTTATCATTTTCTTTTTCAAGTTGATTCGTTGCATCAACAAGCATTTCAGTTTGGTTAATTAGTTCTTGTAATATATCTATTTCTTCTTGCTTCATTTGATGGTCATAGATATTAATATAAGTCTTTATTTCATTCAGTGCTTCTTGATATTTATTTATCATTTAATAACCTCCATTTGAGAAATCTTCTGCAATTATCTCGTCAATATAATCATTAAAATCTTTCAATGAAGGGAATCCATATTTTCTATAAATCTTTATTAATCTTATTATTTGTTTCATTAATTACATCTCCTCTGGATCATAATTAAGTTCTTTCTTCCAATGATATAATATATCATGAATTATATCACTAACTTTGTCTAATTCCTTCACATCTTCTTTTGAAACGCCTCTTGTTTGCTCTAATAGTTTAGTTAATGCATTATATTTTAGTTCTAATGATTCATATTCAGTAATTAATTCTTGCAGTACATTATGACATTCTTTAGCATCTTCAACTGACAATATTATATCACGATCTAAACTTTCTACTAATTTATTTAATGATTCTTGATATTTGTTCATTATTTTAAGCTTTCCTTTCTAACAAAACACGATAATACATATCTTTGCTTAAAAATTCACTGCCGTATTCCTCGTCAATTCTAATTTGATACCAACCATTTTTAGCTTCTTTATTTAAGTCATCAGCAAGATACTTTGGTTTACAATAAATTGTTTTATATTCTTTTTTACCTTCACTCAAGCATTTCTTAATACATTCAATAGCAACATCAAATGCAGCTGCATAGTCAATAGGATATTCCCATTCAACTTCCGCTCTTGCCAATTCTATCTTTTTAATTGCTTCTTCACATTTACTTGTAAATGTAACTTCCACGGATAACCCTCCTTCTATTTATCAATATACTCTTTGAAAATAAATCCAGGTATTCTAACATCATCCATTTCAGTAGTTAGAACGTGTTGTCTATACTTTTCAAATGCTTCTTCAATCCAAGGTTCATCTCCATACTTTTCGACTAAAGCTTCTAGCTTATCACAAACAAAACCTGGTAATTCATCATAAAAATCTTTATTCATATTTAATAATTTTCCTCCTTCTTAGGTACTTCATTTATAACACATGTATTGCAAAGATTATTTATATTAAAGTTTTTTGTATGAGACCAGATATGGATATTACCATTATCTAATATCTCAAACATTAAATTATCAATCTTTATAACATCATTTATTCTTGTTCCTATAACCTCTTTACTACAGTCATCTTTATTCCCAATTATCTTAAATGTTCTAAATCCCTTTTCACTACAATCCTTAAGAACTCTCGTCTTCTGTGGTTTTATTTCTATCGATTTATATAACACTTTGACTTTTCCTCAATTCTAATTCAATATCATTATGGCAGAAGAATGTGTACCCAAGTTCTGTAAGAATATCTTTATAGTCTTTCATTGTCCTGCCTCCATTAATTGATGATCAAAATACTTATCCTCACACTTCATAAGTGCACTTTCATATTCTATTTGTGCTTGGTCATGGTCAATCTCCCCGTATTCGAGCCTTTCAGATATTTCATATAAATCACATTTATCAGTATTCCTAAAATTACAATGTTTGCAGCAATCCATACTATTCCTCCCATTTTAGAACTTGTCCACAGTACTCACATCTGTGTGGTTTATATTTAGGTGCAACAGCATCAAATCTAATACCGTTATTACAATTAGGACACGAGCACATCGTATCTGTGTTATTTACCATTGGATTCATTAATACCCATTCAGGAGATTGTGGAGTATCTTTATTTATACATTCTTTAATACACTCAATAGCTTCATCTATAGCAGCAGAATAAGTAATAGGTCGTTCCCATTCAACTTCTGCTCTTAATAATTCTAATTGTTTAATTACTTCTTGCTTATTCATTTATTTAACCTTCTTTGCAACTTGCTTACAAAGTTCTTCCCAGCACTTATCATGAACATCAAGTTTATCCCAGTATACTTCCCACCAACTTGAGTCAAACCTTTTTAATTTATATGAACTATATTTTTCATTTGTTTTTATTTCCTTACCACAGATGTCACAAAATCTTTTTTTCATTATAATATACCTTTCTGTCTATCTATATACAATCTAATATTTTTCAAGCATGCCTAACAATCCAAGCAGTGATAAACCTGCAACCATTAATGCTATGGCTAATAAAGCCATGATAATAGGCAATAACAATACAAATAACCAACTCAATTCTATTATATCTACAAGTTTTAATATAATAATGATAGCCTCACATACACAAATAGTTCCAACTAGCATTCTGTTTTCTCCTTGACTTCAGCATCTATTACCTGATTATCAATTTCAGGATTTATTGATGGCATTCCACCAAGCATACTCATGGCACTAAACATATCGAAACTCTTATCGGGAATATATTCTGGATTACCATCTTTATCATACATTATTCTTCCGCCTGCTTCTTCTAATGTTTTAACAGATACTTTAATATCACAATTAGGTTCTATATCACATGAGATGATAACCTCGTTATCTTTTGTTTCACCATTATTTAATGCCTCAAATACATCTTTATGTTCATCAATATAATCTTGTGAATCTTCAATTTCTAAAATGGTTTCAGTATCTGGTGTGCATTCAAACGGTGTCTTAATATGTACATACCACAGGTCACCGTCTTTAACCCACATGTCTTTAGTAATTATTTGTTCCATATTTTATCCTCCTCTAATACTTCTACATTTACTTTATTTGTAATAGCCGTTGTTGCATCAAGAGCCCTGATACCTTCATCTATAAATGTATCATGTCTTGAATATGGCCATTGTTTACCTGTATCTGGGTCTATACAGTAAGTTTCAAATTCATCTGTATATTCT